TCGTGAGATTCTTCTTGGTGGTCTGGCTCCAGTTCCAACCAACGAGCGTTCTGTACTCGAAGTACACTACAGCTCTGTACAAGGTTTGGAAATTCTGGATGCCCAGAACTGCTTCAAGCTGAAGTAATCAATATAGGGAGGGGAGCAATCCTCTCCCTTCTTTTTATAAACAAATAAACTAAGATGAAAAAGACAAAACTATTCAACAACCTGTCCCCCGAACTGATCGCTAAAACCAAACTCAAGCCGGGAGAACAAGTTGTTTACAGGGTTAGCGGCATTACTCCGCATCCTATGGACCCTACAAAGTGGGCTATCCCATCAGCAAAGAATGTTCCGCCAATGGATCAAATATGGGACGAAGCTAAAAATGATTACGTAGATATTGCTGCTGTAAGGGCGGTAGATGCTGAGGGCAACCATACGTTCCATGATCTTTATTTCTACGGCAATCAAGGCGGACACTTGGTTTTATATGGTGGCCGTGCAGTGGATCAGGAAATTCACTCATACCTTACTCTGTGCAACTATAATGGCTCTAACCCAAACAGAGATACGTCTAAAGAGATTGTATTTGAACTGGTGGATGAGGCTGTGAAGTCTGAGAAGGAAAGCAAGAAGCGTAACATGAAGAGGGAAGCTCTTAATGCTGCAGCTGACTTAAGCCCAGAAGAGGTACGTAACTACGTTGCTGCTCTTGGGCAAGATGATACAAGAAAGATTGAGATACTCAGGAATTACCTAGAGGAGCTGGCGGACAATGATCCAGCAACATTCCTCGATCTTATCAATAACAAACAAGCCGTTATGAAGGCCACAATCAATAGAGCTATCACCAAGGGTGTTATCAATTTTGATGCTGAGCAATCCAAGTTCTCTTGGCCTAACGGAGAGGCTATCCTTACCACAGCCAGAACAACTGGTGGTGATGCCGTTGACGAGCTACTTAGCTATTGCGTGAGCTCAGCCAAGGGTGAGAAGGTTTACCAAACTATTCAGTCAAAAGCTAAAAAATAGTCTCTCTTAGTTTGGTTTGTTTGCGGCCCGGGTTTCTACTCGGGCCTTTTTCATATCCTCTTTTTCCGCCTTCTGCATAAATAGTTTTGGAACTTTGCGATACTATGCCTAGTGTACCAAGTATATCATTTAATGTCAGGTTCGACCTGACTGGTGCCCCCTCGCTTCTACTTACAGATACTACTACATATCCTGTCGGAGCCATCGGCATCTTTACAGTCACACAGCCTGATGGTTACGTAAGAACTGGTAATTTTGCAACTCCTGACGTGACCAGTTCGGGGGGCACTTTTTCTACTAACCTTAGGCTTAGTTCTACGGGCGGTGTTCAGTGTGGTACATATACGATTCTATACGAGATCAAGACCACAGACGATGTGGTCAGTACATTCACTAGGAGCTTTGTATTTCAGTATGTTCCTGTCGACTTAGTTCTGACTGAGAACTTTGATGTATTTACCCCGAACCTTTCTTATTCCGACAGCACCAACTATTCTGTTTCTGGATACAATAACACTGCGCCAACAAGAGCTTGGACTGCGGTAAGTATTCCTACAGGAACCAAGACTAGTACAACTTCAGCTATTAACCTGCAGCATAGCGGAAACTACTACGATGCTGTCTATACTATTACACTTGCTTCTACGCTGACATATTCACACCAGACCTATGCTTGGCTTAGTGTTCTGGAGACAATCAGCAAGACCGTTACTGCTGAGGCTTGTACTCCCGAGCCGATCGAGGATCTGATTCCTTTGATTGAGGTTCTCAGGCAGCAGTCTATTGAATGCAATGGCGACTTCCCTGACTTCGAGAAGGCTCAGACTTTGTTCAGTCATCTGACTGATATGCTGAGAGTTTTGCTGCTCGGGGGAGTAACTCAGCAGGGCATTTACGATGTATATGAGGATCTACTTGTTATACTGCGCAATGGCCAGTCTATACCGTGTGTCCATACAAATCAACCAATACCAGCATACGATCTTGGAGACTATGCGGTTTCTCAATTTCCTATTGATGCTGCGTACTGCACGACTGTAGGCGATGGCGTAAATACTATATACAGTGTTACACACAACCTGAATGACGACTGTGTTCTGGTTCAGGTATACGAGGTTACCAGCGGTGCTCAGGTTCTTACGGATGTGACTATCACGAGTAACAACTCAGTAAATGTATCATTTGCTACTGCTCCGGCTAGCAACGCCTATAAGGTTGTTGTTCATTCCGGTAATGCAGGAATGGTTGGTCCCGGTGTTGAGGCAGGCGGTACTGTAGGTCAATTCCTGAGGAAGCAGTCCACAACCGACTACGACACATATTGGGATACTCTTGATGCTGCGGACATTCCAGATATTAGCGCCACATATTTATCTAAGGCTGTATACGATATCGACAATGATGGTATTGTTGACGATGCAGAGAAGATTACAATCATAGGAAGAAACAGTACTGGATCTACGATACACAAGGGAAAGATTGTTTACCTGCAGGGTTCTACAGGCAATAGGCCAAACATTATTTTGGCACAGGCTAATACGGAGGCTTCTTCTAGCAAGACCTTTGGTGTTGTTGTCGATGATATCGCACATAATGCTGATGGTCAGGTAGCTGCTATAGGTACGTTGCACGACTTGGATACAAGATCGGGGGCCCCTAATCCATTTACGACTGACACACTACTTGACGGTGATAAGATATGGTTATCTGCAACTAACCCGGGTTATGTAACTAAGACTCCTCCAACACAACCGAACCATACGGTATTCATAGGTTTTGTTGCTAGGACTAGTCCAACCAATGGCAGGATAATCTATAACATACAAAACGGATTTGAGCTTGATGAGCTTCATAATGTGCTTATAAGTTCTGCAGCCGATAAGGATATTTTATACTATGATTTGGCTACTGGTCTTTGGAAGAATACTACCAAGGCAGGATGGCTCGGGGGGAGCGCATCACAGTTTGTAAAGGGTGACGGTACTCTGGACAGCATTACATATTTAACAACAGAAACAGATCCTGTATTCACAGCGCATCCTGCCTATGGAATCACAGGTACTAAGATATCAAACTGGGATGATGCCTATACATGGGTATCCAACTTCCCAACACAAACAGGTAATGCAGGTAAGTTCTTGACTACAGACGGGAATACGCTTTCGTGGGCAAATGTTGTCAGCGGTGTATCTTCATTCAACTCCCGAACTGGCGCAGTAACACTTACATCTGCTGACGTTACCGGAGCATTAGGATATACTCCTGTTACCAATGCAAGGACTCTTACTATAAACGGCACTACCTATGATTTAACAGCGGATAGAAGCTGGACAATAGGTGGGGTTGGCACTGTTACCTCCGTTGCTCTAACTGTCCCAACAGGCTTAGTAATTACAAGTGGCTCACCTATAACAACAAGCGGAACGATAGCCGTAGGGTTGCAAAGTGGTTATTCTATCCCTACAACAATAAAGCAAGGTAACTGGGATGATGCTTATACTTTTGTTAGTGGCTTCCCTTCACAGACAGGCAATAGTGGTAAGTATCTTACAACTGATGGAAGTACTTTGTCATGGGGTACTGTATCAACTGCCAATATCTATAACTCAGACGGTACACTGACGGGGAATAGGACGGTAGGATTAGGTGGGAATAAATTATCTATTGGAACTGCAACAACAAGTTTTGTTGCAGGTCAGCTTGAATTAGGCGTTAGCAATGCAGGAGGAAGTTTTGTTATTCACAATAGTAATACATTAGGAAGAGGTAGTATTTTTTATGGAGCAAACTCTAGGTATATGGAAATTGGTATGGCAGGAACATCTCTTGCCTTACCAGTTAATGGTGGAGCATTTATCCATAACCCTTATGCAAATCTATACTTTACTGGAGGTGGTAGTGCTCAACCAAGTACTTCAGATGTTATAATGACACTGTTCCAGTCCACTAAAAATGTAGTAGTAGGCGGCACAACAGACGCAGGTTTCAAACTTGATGTGCAGGGGACTGCGAGGGTGAGTGGGGGATTAACAATAACTACTGCATTTGGTTTAAATCTTTCTGCTGCTGCATCGTATTTGTCATTCAACTCTACAACATTACTAATTGGCGATGCAGCTTCTTTAATTGGTGGTGGTACTGCTGGATTAGGACTAAGAGGTGCTGCTCAAGTTTTTGGAGATGGAGGTACAGGATTTCATTATTTTACGAGTAACTACGCTTTATTTTCAACGCAAAGTGCAGCAGTTAATTTAAGTATTGGCATTCCTGCAAGTGCAGTTCTTGAGGCTCGTTCCACCACCCGTGGCTTCCTCCAACCTCGGATGACGGGAACGCAGAGAGATGCCATCGTGTCCCCTGCTACTGGTCTCTCCGTATACAACACTACAACTAATACAAGCGACTTCTATAACGGCACATCGTGGGTGAGTCTTGCAGCGGGTAATATATACACTGCTGATGGAACGCTGAATGGAAATAGGACTGTGACAAGTGGTGGTTTTAATCTTACATTCACAGGTAGCAATATTGCATCAGGTGCTATTGCGAGAGGATTGAATCTTACTCATACACTTGTTGCTGCTGCGAATAATGATGTACTTGTAGGACTTGATATTAATCCTACGTTTACTAATGGTGCTTTTACTGGTGTACAAAATATTGGATTAAGATTAAATTCTAATTCGTCTGGCACAACAGAAAATCTGCAACTATATAATGCAAACAATGGTGGAGGTAGTGCAACTTCAATAAGATTTAGAAATGGATATACAGGTTCAGGTCAAGGAGTTATTTGGAGTGCAGTAGATTTTGTTTTTGCAGCAGGAGGTGGTGGAAATTTGTTATTGAAAACCAGTACTGGTTTAGGTGTAGATGCTACGACAAAAATGACTATTGGGACAAACTCAATAACATCCAATTCTGTACATTCTTTTTCATCAGGAATATTAGGTGATTTAAATGTTTACGTTGGCTCTCAAGGTGACCCTGTTGCTGGTACAAGGAAAATAATGACATCAACAGTATCTGGTAGTTTTGCGACTCCAGTTGCATCTTTAGCTATTGGTAATTCTTCAAGTCTTTCTGCGAATCTTAATGCTTTTGGAGTTTATATAAACAATACTGCAACAGTATCAGGAACTGGGGCAAGGTATAATCTATTCGCAGTTGGTACATCTCTTAACTCTTTAGAGGGTAATACAATCATTGGCGGCACGGTTGACTCAGGTTTTAAACTTGATGTGCAGGGCACAGGGCGGTATACGGGTCAAGTAAATATAATAGATTCATCTGCAACAAGTGTTACTGGATTGTCTATGTTTGGTGGAACTTTTACTATTGCAAATAGTGGAGGTTTTAGAGTATTAAACTTCACCAATGGAGCAATAACAGTAACAGGAGGAAACCCTTTTGTAATATCAAATAATGCAAGGATAGATATATACTCTACTGCAACAAATTCTCCAGTAAGATTAGGTAGCGGTACTGCACATATTGAGATTACAAACAATAATTTAGTTGATAAGATAACTTTAAAACCAAGTTTATGGAGGGCTGATACTCCACAATATTTAGATATTGTTAGTAATGATGCTTCGGCTTCATTTGGACAAAGAAGCGGTAGTATAAGAATATTCACAGGCGAACAAGCATCTACTAATGGGTACGGATATATTGTTCTTGCTCATAATGGTACTGCACAAAGGGGTACTGTTGCGATAGGAGCAGCTACAACTCATGCATCTGCTATACTTGATGTTGCTTCTACGACTCAAGGCTTCCTTGCTCCACGAATGACCTCTACTCAACGCTCAGCTATCTCTACCCCAGCTGTTGGTTTAGTGGTCTATCAAACAGATGCTACAGAGGGACTCTATCAGTACCTATCAACAGGATGGGCAATCATTGGCGGTTCGGGAGGTGTGACAGACGGAGATAAAGGAGATATTACAGTTAGTGGTAGTGGTGCTACATGGACAATTGATAACACTGCTGTCACTTATGCTAAAATTCAGAATGTAGCAGCGAATAGTTTCCTTGCCAATGTTACGGGTAGTGCTGCAACAGTTCAAGAGATAGCTACTAATAGGATACCACTTTTCTCATCTGCTATCACAGGTACACCATCGGCTACAACATTCTTGAGAGGTGATGGCAGTTGGGCAACACCATCAGGTAGTGGTGGAGGAATCACAAGGTCAGTAAACAATATCTCTACTAACACTACGGCAGGTGCTGCTGCGAATACTGACTATGTTTATCTGATTAGTGGAACTACAACTTTAACTCTTCCGACTGCCGTAGGTAATACAAACAGATACACTTTAAAGAACGTAGGAACAGGAACGGTAACTATCAATACAACATCATCACAAACCATTGATGGTAGCACATCCATCACAATGGCAGTAAGATATACTGCTTTGGATGTCATCTCTGATGGTACAAATTGGAATATTATTTAACAATAAAATTATAAACATTGGCATACTTCCCGAATAACCCAAATGGACAAGCTACAAGTGCTAACTCAGCTCCTGTAGTTATCGCATCAGACCAAAGTCCAGTACCTATTGCAGATGGCGGTGGTTCACTTACCGTAGATGGTACGGTAGGAGTGAGTGGTACAGTAACCGTCTCAGGAACAGTAACTGCAAACGCAGGTACTGGTACACAAAACGTATCAGTGCAGAATGCTTCAATACCAGTAACTGATAATGGTGGGAGCCTGACTGTTGATGGGTCGGTATCAGTATCCAATTTCCCGACTACTCAAGATGTGAACGTAACCAATGCCTCAATACCTGTTACTGATAACGGAGGGTCTTTGACTGTAGATGGAACGGTAGCAGCAACCCAAAACGCAGGAGCAACTTATAATGTGCAGATAAGTGATGGAGCAAGTACAGTGCCTATTGATGCTGCTCATGCTGATGGTGAAACCAATACTGAGAACCATATAGATATAGGTGCTAAATGTCTTGTATTCAATGGGACATCATGGGATAGGCAGAGAGGTGATACTACAGGTACTTTTAATGTTGGTAATATTGCCCATGATTTGGCTGATAGTGGTAACCCATTAAAAATAGGTTTCAGAGCAGAGGCTGCTCTCCCTACGGCTGTGGCTACAGATGATAGAGTTAATGGTATTGCTGATGTATTCGGTAGGCAGTTGGTTGCTCATACCGATGCAGGTATGCAAGTATGGAAGAGTGCTAACTATACCACTCAGCAGACGGGAGCATCTATATGGACTCCTTCATCAGGAAAAAAAATAGCAATAACTTATTTAGCAGTATCATCTTATGCTACTACGGCTGCAAGGGTTATCATTTGGTTTGGTGCTTCAGCGGATACTACATACACAGCAGGTACTGACCAACTTGTATGGGCGGGTTCATTTGCTCCATCAGCTAACTCAAGACCCGGTGCTATCATCAGCCTACCCTATGGTATATCAGCGGTAACTGCTGACCATCAGTTAAGGATAACAACAGATGCAGCTATTTCATTGGACTTAACAATTTACGGATATGAGTTATAATATAACAAAGGAGATAGTATTGGTTGAGAAGGTAAACAACCCAGACGATACAGTTAGTCTGATAGCGGAGTTGAGAGTATTCAAGGATGGAGTATTTGACCATCACGACTCACGCAGTCCTTTCACTTTCGCCAATACAATGACTGACCAAGATATTATAGATTACTTAACGGCTAACGAATATAGCATCTATTTCTAATGGCATTAGTTGGAACAAATAGAGGTACTGGGGGTAATACTACGGCAGCTACATCAATAGCTATAGTGCCACCACAGAACTTTGGAGCTAATACTTTGGCGGTATTGGCATTGGCTTATGATAACTCAGGTGGTGGTGGTGCTGACCCTTACTCCTCAATAACTGATAATGCAGGTAACACTTGGACATCAAGAGTTAACGTATTGAACGACCCCGGTGCGGCATCAGCAGGTTCTGTACTTAGGATATTCACCTCATCGGTTAGAACTTTGAACACCACAAGTACTATAACAGTAACCTTTGGTTCATCCACTACTGCTAAGTCTTGGACTCTTACAGAGTTCTCTTCTAATACTAGCAATTTTGCTGCTAATTTCTTGAGTGCAGGTGCAACAACAGCAGGAAATACAACAACTGCATCAAGCTCTGCAACTAACGTAAATAATGGCGATGCAATATTTGGAGCAATTGCCAATGAAGGTAATGCCACTATAACGGCTGACTCAGATACTACAAATGGCTCTTGGTCAACGCAGCAAACACAAAACAATGGCACAGGCACATCAGGTATGCAGGTAGCATCACAATATAAAATAGTTAATGCAACGGGCAACCAAACTTATAACGTAACACTATCTGCCGCAGGTGACTGGGGGCTTGGTACAATAAATATAACAGAGGTAGCACTTGCTACATCTTTTGATCCTTTTGGAATGAACGGATTCTTCGGAATATAAAATATACACATGAAGGTACTATCGGATATACTACATAAGGCTGGGATACTTAAGGATAATGCTGAGGGTTACAGCTCGGGGGGATATTCAGTATTGGTAAGAAACTCTACGACCCAGAGACTAGAGACAGTATCTTCATCTGTATTTACAAACATATACAACTCTAATGGAACTCTTTCTGGCAACAGGTCAGTAACTCTTGGCGGAAATAATCTTGACATCGTAGGATCTACTACTACGAGATTTGCATCAAACGGTAATGTTATTATTGGCGGTACTACTGATGCTGGCTTTAAGCTAGATGTTAATGGAACTGCTAAAATTAATGGGGACTTAACTATAGGATCTATTGGTAACCTTGTGACAACAAATCAGTTTTACGGTAGGGCTACCAATTTTACCAACGGAATCTTTGTAGGTTGGGACTCCTTTGCTACATACCTTGGATATCAGATGGGTGCAACGCCTGTACACATAGGTACTGGAGGTACAGGAGAGGTTTTGTTTAGGAATACTGGAGGCTTAAAGGTTGAGTCTTTTGCAGGTGTTGGATCGAGGATGGTGGTTACCGACAGTACGGGGGCGTTGTCTACGCAGGTTTTACCTACTAGTACAAATATCTACAACAGCGATGGCACACTGACTGGGAATAGAACAGTGACGCAAAGTGGCAATTATCTAAATTTTGTAGGTGGAAGAGTATCTGTATATGGAAGTGCTGGAAATGAAGGGTTATTTGAAATAAATTCGTCTATTTCAAATGGGAATGCAAGTTTAAGTTTTTACGAAAATCCGGATGGAACAAGTAGGCAATATGGTTCAATAATTAGATTCGTTGGTAGTGACAACACATTAAGATTTATATCAAAAGATGTTACAGAAGGAGAATATCACAGACAAAGTTTTTCTTTATCTACATTTAAATCAAGTTTGGGTGTTGGTTCACTTCACACATTTGGGTCAGCTATTCAAGGGGTTTTTGATGTTTATGGTACACCAGCAGCGAATGGTATATTGGGTTATTTGCGAAGGTCAGGTGCAGGTGATGTGATGTTAGGTTTTTCGCAATGGGGAGGAGGAGCAGGTTATGCAATAGGTTCTATAAGCGGTGGAGGTTTTGGATTTTACAATGATAGGTGGACAGGTGGAGCAGGAACAGAGGTTGCAAGGTTTTCCACTTCAAACAATTTTTTAATAGGTACTGCATCAGATACTGGCCTATACAAACTTGATGTGCAGGGTACGGGGCGGTTTACGGGAATGATTACTGGAAGGGCTACAATGTCTAATACACAAACCTCCACTGATTATGCTATACAGCTGAATGGTATTTCAACAACTGATGCTACAACAAGACAATTGATTAGTCTTGGAAGCTTAGGTAGTACTGGAATATTATATGGAGCAATAGGAATTACTGCAAACTTGACAGATAATTCTGTTGGTACTTGGATTTTTGCAAATGGTGCTAATACAATAGGGCATGGTGTAGTAGCTGATTCTGGAACTGCAACAGTAGATGCTTTTATGGCAAGAACTAATGGTCAAGGTACTGGAGGTTCTATTGGTTATGCATGGAGGGTTGGAAATTCAACACATTATAATTTTAATGTTTATAATGATGGTACATATTATAATTTAAGATTATTTAATCGTACTGGAATAATAAGTTACATCAGAGATAGGGATACTACTAACATAACATTTGGTTCTAATACATACTATGCGTCTGCACAAGTAGCAATAGATTCCACTACAAAAGGCTTCCTTCCACCACGAATGACAGGAGCACAGGTAGAGGCTATATCATCTCCAGCTGAAGGGTTGTTGGCTTATGCAACGAACGCTGGTTCGGGGGCTGTAACAAGCTCAGGATGGTGGGGGTACAACGGAACAACATGGGTTAAGTTAAATTAAAAACAATAAACAATGGCACAAATTCAACCAGTATCCGTATGGAAAGACGGACAAGTTAAGACAGCAGAACAGTTCTCTCTCAGGTCTATCGGTGATGACCTTGAAACTTCTGCACAATTTTATTACGAGATGAAGGAAGCTGACGTAACTACCCAAGATTCTGAGGGTAATGACGTGGTAACTGCGGGTCAAGTAGTAGCTGTAGGGAATCTGAGCATGGGCGGTCAGGACTACGAAGATTGGGGTACTCAGTCTGGAGTAGACATTAATGCTTGGGCTTATCAGTGGGCAGCAGGTGAACTAAATGTAGTATTAATATGAGTCACATAAGAGGGTTGATAGGCTTCCTAGTGGGGAGCCTTCTTCCGCTTTCGATTTGGAAGACATTCGGGGTTATCTATTGGTGGGTTCCCTTTGTGGCTAGCCCTGTGTTCTCATTGGCGGGTACTTTCTTGATGGTTGGATACGTTGACTTTAAGGAGTCTATCAAAGGGTCCGCCTTCTGGACGGTGCTAGCTGTTATGCAGCTTTTGGGGATCTTATTATCTCTAGGTGTTGTTCTGGATTAGTCTATACACATTAGTCAATATAGCATTGGCTTATACAGATTACAGGCTCATTTCTGAGGGGGAACGGGTATTTCACGGGATCAATGGGGCGGTTTACCTTATCCTGATTTCGCCTGCATACTTCCTGACCAATAGTCTATTTGTAGTGGCAGGGCTACTAGTACTGAGGAGGCTAGTATTTGACGTGTCCCTGAATCTTTTCAGGGGGCTGCCATATGACTATATTTCTCGTACTACCACTAGCATTATTGACAGACTGCTCTACGATATTCAGGAGGTTCTAGGCCCAGTGTACTATGCCATCCTTATAGTCACAGTTATACTTCTGATGAAATAATCATGGTGTTTTTTTGGCAATGACTGCTAAGATCCTTAGTATTTTTGCTAAAACTTTTAACTATGTTAGACTTTTCAAAACAACTGGTCGGACTTGACGGTGCTCCTGTAAAGGACATTGACGACAAGGCGATCACCCTCGGCAAGCTGCTATCTAGCCAGCTGGCCCAATCAAACAAAGGAGACGCACTCAAGCTGTTTACATGGGCGCAGAAGTGCTACAATGGCGAAACACTTGACTTGGACCCGAGCGATGAGTCAACTCTGAAGGAGTTCATTAAGAACAATGAACAACTGACTGTGTTGGCGAAGGCTCAATTGTTGAGCGTTTTCAAAGAAAAATAATGGCCGTAACACCCGTTGACAAAGTTAAATCGTGGCTGACGCCCGGACTGGTTACATGTTTTGGAGTGATACTCTGGAACCTCTTTACTGAGATAAGGACTGATATCAAGACCCTACTTTCTGCTAACGCTGAAGTACAGGTTCGAATCCAATCCCTTGAAAAAAGGATGGATGGTCTTGAGACCGTGGTTTACGCTCAACGGGTGTTTGCCCTTAAACCTGATGAAGTTGAAATACCTAAGCGTAATCGTAATTAGTCTCCTCCTGATCGGATGCGATCCTGTCAAGCGTGTTCTCAGGGATGAGACCAAGTTTGATGAGGTGGCTCAGGAAATGGTAAGGCGTGGATATTGCGTCAACGATACCATCGTTGTAACAAAGGTAAAAGATAGTGTAGTCTATAAGGACTCTATTGTACAGAAACTAGTTAACGTCCCTTGCAAAGATTTCGATACTACTATTGGAAGGGCACGAATTAAGGTCAGCTCGGGGGTACTCACATACACAGCAGCTGACTCTGTAGTCATACGCAAGGAAACCATAACCAATACTGTTAGAGACAGAAAGCTTGAGGATATTCTGAAGAAGGATATCTCATCCAGAGACCAGCAGATCGATTCACTGAAGTTGTCTGTTCGCAGTTCGCAAACTGAGAACAAGGAATTAAAGGCAGATCTAAGATGGTTCCAGATAAAGTTCTGGGCATTGTTTGTAGCGGCTCTGGTAATAATATTTCGTAAATCTCTAATAAGATTAGTCGGTGGCTTTATTTAAAGTTTTTGCAGCGAAGGACGGTAATCATGCTTGGGCCGCAACTGGGACTAATCCAAAGACTGGTCGGGAGATTACTCTTAAAGGCGGGGAGGCTAAGCATCGTGGCAAGTGGGGGACCAAGGGCGGCAAGACTGAAGGTCAGGTTAAGAGCTACTTCGCAAGACACGCCAAGAACGACAGCCCTAAGGGATATATAAATGATCTTAACTGGAAGTTAGGATCTCGAATTGGCAAAACGGTGAACATACCTAATAATAGATTCTGATGGACCTCAAAGTAATACACGACACTATACTTTACTACCTCACGAAGGATCAGAATGGTTATGTCTCACATGAGGAGATTGATAGAACCCTCGATGCTGCCCAATTAGTTCTATTCAATCAGTATCACACCAATCCTAAGTTACCCGCACAAGTTCAGTCTAGCTTATATGGTGAATCTCAGCGTATAGACGATGCGCTAAGTCCATTTAAATCTAAGTATACTTTCACTGGTGGTGGTTCTCCAGTAAACATAACTTCTGGCGGTGTTATCACGCTGCCATCAAACTACATGCATCTGATCTCTATGTACACTACGGTGTACAACTCTACTCTTGGTAGGAACGTATACTCAGGTGTTCAGGTTCTTAATGAAGAGGAGCTTATTGAAAGATTAGAGTCACAGGTTATACCTGTAAGTATAGATGATCCTATTGCGATCATGAACTCTAGCAATCAGATCCAGTTGTTCCCCGAGCAGGCCCAGTCTGGTGGGGTATACTACTTCAGAAGGCCAGCTGTTCCGGTGTTTGCTTATACACAGTCCGGAAGGACTATAACATATAATCAAGGCGGATCTACACAATTAGAGTGGAGAGACTATGATGTGTCAAATGTAATATCAATAGCTCTCTCTTACTATGGTCTAAATCTTAGTGCTGCTGATATTATGCAATTTGCTCAAGCTAAAATACAGGAAGGACAGTAATGGCAGTAGTGTACACACATACAAGGCTAGATAATAACCAAGTGTTTTATGTGGGTGTTGGTAAACATTCAAGGAGGGCTTATTCAAAGAATAGCCGAAACAGCCACTGGTACAATATTGTGAATAAGCACGGCTATAAAGTGACAATAACGCATAAAGATATATGTTACGAAGAGGCATTATCTATAGAAAAATATTTAGTCGCCTTTTATGGCAGAAAAGACCTTGGTAAAGGTAGTCTTGTAAATAAGACAGAGGGAGGAGATGGTACGCTAGGTGCAATTGTAAGTGAGGAAACAAGGGCAAAGAAATCGGTATTTTTTAAAGGCAGAAAACATAGTGAAGAAACAAAAGCTATAATGTCTATTGCCCAGTCTAATAGAAGTACTGAAACTAGACGTAGGTTGTCAGATGCAAAAAGGGGGAAATTAAGAAGTGAAGAAACGAAAGCAAAAATATCCTTGAGAAAGATGGGCCAAAGATGTAATTCTAAAAAAGTAGTAGATATCAATACTGGTATTGTCTATAAGTGCGCAATCGATGCAGCTGATTTCATTGGCGTTAAACCTACTACTCTTAGAGCGTGGCTTCGTGGTGAGAATAATAATAAAACATCTTTAAGATATTTATAATGTCTACTACTAAGAAGAAGATAAGCGAGCAAGTGCAGCGGATGTTGAAAGGCAATCCTATCATTTCAGCTCGTGTGCATATAAATGATATTAAGTTATTGATTGAACAGGTTTCAAATCAGTTATTGAAGACGGATTATTTTCAGGTTAATATGCCTGAAGGTGATACTATTCCTAACAACTGTATGATATACAGCTATGACCAAATTCCCGTTACAACATACAAAACAACAAAGAGTAAGTGTACACTCCCGAGCATACCGATAAGTCTGCCAAGGAATATGGGTGTATTACATGTATCAAAGACTGACGCCATTGATGAGCCATTCGTTCCGATACCATCTTCACTGTATGGTATTGTAAAGCCTCAGGATCTTCTTGGCGATATGAGTGGTTTGATTGGTTACGAGGTAATAGGTAAGGATATAATCTTTACAAAGAACCTTCCCGGACTCAGCATCAACAGTGTATTCATCAGGTTGGTTGGAATGGATATGTCTCAGGTAACTGATTATGACATTCTTCCACTTTCGTCTGACATGGAGGCTCAGGTTGTTCAGACTGTATATAACATACTTGTTCAAACACCGCCTGCAGATAAGGCTCAAAATATTAATGACTAATGAAACTGTATACACTAGATAACGTTGTTAGGTCAGCCCTTGCAGATCGGGGGTACACAATGCACTGGTATTTACAATTTCTGCAGTACGGTGTAGATGCTCTTCGCATGTTGAACTTCGATGTTCTTCAGAATGTAAAGAGCGTTAGGCTTCCAGTTAACTCATATAAGGCGGTTACTCTTCCTTGCGATTTCGTTGACTACATAAGAGTAGGAAACGAGGTGGGGCAGTATATCTACCCACATGGCGAAAAGAGAGATTCCTTTAACAGGCTCAATAAATTTGACAGCAATGGGAACAAGATCGCCTATGGAGATATCGAAGCGGCTAACGGTATATTGCCAAACGACTGGGAAGGTTTTTGGTATACTAATTATCTCAACGACAAGGGAGAGCACCTCGGACGTATCTTCAATAATTTCTCTGGTACTAGAGACTCATTCGTCATACTCAGAGAGCGTGGCGAAATGCAACTAGATACTAGTTACATAGGCACTGAGATTGTTCTGGACTATATCACTGATGGCTTGACTACCTCTGCAAGCAACGCTATTCATCCATATGCTATTGACTGTATTAAATCCTATATACACTATAAAACCAAAGAACATTCTAGGGCGTATAATATGGGTGAAAGACAGGTAGCAAAAGATGAGTTTTATAACCAACTGAGGTTGCTTAAGGCAAGGATGAACTCTATTGATATCAACGATATCAGAAGAAGTCTTGACAGAGGCTACGGCCCAACCATAAAGAACTGATGATTAACAAGAAGATATTTCTTAAAGGCGTCAACAATGACGACTCCTATGTTCTGATGGACACGGGTGAATACCTGAACGCCCTAAACATTCGTTTTTCTACAAGTGAGAACGGTAAGGTTGGTCAGATATCCAACGTTGAGGGTAACTCCATTAAGAACAACTCGGGGGCTTTTACTCTTCCATCTGGAACCAATACTACTATTGGTGCATGGGAGGATACCCCGAACCGCAGGGTTTTCTTCTTCAATAAAAACAGTTCTGGATCTCATGGCATCTATTGCTACGATGCCGACAACAGTACAGTATATACTGCCCTGCTTTCAACTCAGGTTGTTGGCGGACTTAACTTCTCTAGCCCGATACATTCTGTCTCGATGGTTGGTAATCTTTTGTACTGGACTGATGGCGTAAATCCTCAGAGAAGGATAAACGTTGAGGCTGGTATAAAGCTAAACCATGTTAGTTATACTACAGATGTTAGCCCGTATGTATTGGACCAAGAGTCTAATACCAAGATGTTGGCCTCAGTAATTACACTGATCAGGAATCAGCCAGCTTTCCCACTTACGGTAGCTAAAGGAACTGAAGCTGGTTATGCTAGCAACTTCATATCAAACGAAGCTTTTCAATTCGCATACAGATTTGTTTATAGGGACTTTGAGGTGAGTGTGTTCTCGCCATTGTCTACTCTTATAAACTACCATAACGTTGATGATGTAACTGCAGGATACAATAGAATAGACGTAACCATACCTACAACACAGAAGATTCCGCAGGATGTTATTAGGGTTGAGGTAGCTGCCAAGTATGTTATTGGCGGTAAGTACTCTATTGTTAAATCGTTTACAACAGGGTTCTCTGCACACAATACGGGAACTGCTTTGACTTTTAAATTCTTTAACGACTCAGTTGGTGTAGGAGTTGACGATCCGACAGCATATAAGCAGTTTGATTCTATACCAATAAGGTCTGGTACTTTAGAGATAGGGAAGAATAGGTTATTCTTAGGTAATAACTACGATGGATATCAGGCTCCTTCATCTACATCATTGACAGTATCAAAAGAAAATTCTGGTGGTGCTGTTACAGGTACTTGGGTCATGTTAACACTTGGAGATCCCCCGAGCCAGATCACTGTGTATCTATTAGATATAACAGGTATTGGGGATACTTGGAGTGGATACTATGCGCCCGGCACGTATCCTGCTACAACTTATACGTATAACCAGTCAGACTTTAGAGGCGCTGGTCTATCACAGGTTGCTGTATATTATGGATATACAATAGCAGATGTTAGAGGTTTCTCATTCCCGGGCGTAACGGCAACTGTTACAGGTTCTGTTCCTTCCCCGTCTAACGTAGCTAATAAGTATGTATTTAAAAGTGACTCATCATACAAGCTTGGAGTAGTATTCTTTGATCAGGCTGGAAGAAAATGTGGTACTGTTGTTTCTGACAATACAAAGTTTGTTACTCAGGACAGATCATACAATAACACTGCCTACACCACTAAAGTAGATTGGCTCTTAGTGAATAATGGAACGCCATCTATACTACAAGCTGAGATACCAGACTGGGCGCACTACTATACAGTGGTAATGACAAAGTCTCTGAGGACGAATTTCTTCATGCAGATGAGGGCTACTGATGTTCAGTATGCAATAAAAGCGAATGACGGCACCTATACATATAGTACAACATATCTAGAAACTAGAACTGGTATTGCTGTTAAGGTTGATGGGCTGAACAAATATGGTATGGGTTACTCATATCAGGAAGGCGATGTACTAAAGCTATATGGTAGCGATAATACTGTTAGGTCTTTAAAAGTGAAAGATACTTATGGAGATTATGTAATAGTAGACTTAGCTAATCTTGGAACTATTGTACAGTACCTGTTTGAAATATATACTCCATATGCACAAAGCGTAAATGAGTTCTATTATGAGAAGGGTGTTATGTATCCAATTAACAACCCGGGGTTATCTAATAGGAGCTATTCAACTTTGTCTGGATCATTTACTGGTGATGTAATACTGTTGGACAGAACAGTGTCTTCAACAAACTTTATTGTTGAGGCTATGTCTCCAATGGATTTAAAGTGGCAGAACTGGAACACTAATATCGGAAGGACTAATATAGTCTCCGATGCAAGGCCAGCCCTCAAGAAGACTAGTGTATACTGGAGTAATGTCATTGTGCCCGGAACTCAGACCAATGGCATGAGTACGTTTGATGCACTTGATCAAACCAACCTACCTATCGAATTAAACTCTATACAAAAGCTTCAGCTCGTAAGTAAGGTAGAGTCAGAGGGTACGGTAATGTTAGCAATTGGAGAACAGGAGACGGCTTCTATATATTTAGGGGAGGCCCAGATTATTGACAATACTGGCAATTCATTCTTGGCGACCAGCTCGGGGGTTATAGGAAATGTGAATGTAATGAGGGGAAGCTTTGGCACTATCAACCCTGAGAGTGTTGTAAGGTACATGGGCAATGTATATTGGTTTGACGCCAATAAAGGGTCTGTAGTAAGCTACAGCCCTAACGGTCTATTCCCTATATCATCAAACAAGATGATGAAGTACTTCAGGAAGGTTGGTCAGGATGTTATCGGATCTGGATTGAAATTCTATGGCGGCATAGATCCATACCATAATGAAGTATTGATGTTTTCGCCAAGGAAGTCAGCCAATCCAGCAGGTGCTAGGCTTACTGATATGGCGTTATCATCTAGTACATATAGCTTTACAACTGTCTCATCTTCTTCTACTGTGACGGTTGTGGGAGATGCAAGCTATACATATACAGGCAGTCAGATTGGACCTAATCAAGCTACAGTTACAGGTTCAACGGGTGCTGTAACATTTACATATAGTGGTACTGGCGGCACAGCCTATGGCCCTTCAAGTGTAAGGCCATCACAGGTTGGTTCATATCAGGTGGTTGCATCGGTAGCTTCAGATGGGATATATGATGCGGCTAGTTCTGCTCCTTTTGCATTTGCTATTGCAACACAGTTTGTGTTTGATGCCGACTACATGCTATTGACATATCAGTTTACCGATGGCTTTGATCTGGATACAAGGACTAGGATTGTCACTCCTAATGTAGGTCAGGACGCTCAGCCTAAGTATGTAGGATGGGGTGTTTCTGCTATATGGCCAACATCAGGAACTCCACTTCTTGACTGGGGCGGCGACAATACAGGAACAGGATTTGAGTCTGTACTGATTAATGTGGCACAACTTAAGGCGAGTTACCCATCTGCTACAACTCTTGTTGTGGATCTCCGGGCATTCTGGTATAGTACAGTTGGTGTGCAGCCTGTAAATGTAGCAGCTACTCTTTGGAAGGGTGGTTCGCCAATCGAGCAAGGTCCGGGCGGTAGCCCAGCATTCAGCTTTACTAACCCTACAGCTACTGCAGTATTGAATATTAGTTCAGTGGGTAAACAGATAACATCTGACGGTTCACCAACTAAATCTGCCAGTTCGGGGGAAAGGGTGGCAACACTTACATATAACCTGATTACAAACACAGGATCATTCAACTCTAACGACACTACAACACCAAGCGTATGATGACGGAAAAGCAGGCGATGAATCTGGTATATAATATACTCGGCAAGGTTGCATTGATTGAGAGGAATGACAGTAAGAATATTTACAGTTCTGGTGGGGTGTATATGGTCGCCTTATTAGATGGTGATAGCAGTTCAATTAGTCCTGTATTTCAAACATTAGAAGAAGCTCAATCATGGTAGCAACCGTAAATATATCAGTCATTGAGGGTCGTGAGTATCTGGTGACAGCTCCAGCTGGAGTTACTGTCAGGTATAATGGTGAGATCGTAACCAGTACATTCATAGCTGTGTCTAGTGTCAATCAGGTCATCCTAGTAACTCAGAGTGCCCTTAGTGGTCAGATTACCATCACAGAGATCCTAAGGTCATACTATGATGCATATGATGCTCAGGGTGCCGTATGGGCATACCAGCCTGCATTAGACAAGTGGGTTTCTCAGTACAGCTTTAGGCCAGATTGGATGAGCATGGTTGGGAATAGGTTAGTAACCTTTAAGTCAGGGTATCCATATGTACATGATGGCGCTTTAAATACTTTCTATGGTCAGACGTATGACTCGGTATTAGCATTTGCACATAGCGATGCTGGTAACGTAACTAAAGTATACCAAGCAGCTGCCTTCGAGGGGGATACCCCCGACCTGCTCCACATCAGAACAGAAGTTCCGAACGTTCAGAGCTCAGACCTAAGGGCTGCAGATTTTGTATCCAAGGAGGGTGTAAAATATGGTAGCATTTTAAGGGATAGGCTTTCTCCAAATGTTACTGGTACTGCAGATGAAAAGCTATACAAGGGCGACAATATGAGGGGAGAGATTGGCTTATTTCAGGGGGTGTTTTTCGGACCTACCGCCAAGAAGATTTGGAACTTTGTAAACATATCATTTGTCCCATCTAGAGGACACGAAACTCAACAGTAATGGCAGGATTTCAGTTAGGAAACATGTATGATGCCTTGTCAACCAACAGAGGTGTCCCACAGATTATGCAATCTGCTGGGCCTGCTGCTTCGGGTGGCGGTGGAGGTCTCGCTGGTCTACTCGGTAAGGCTAACCCTATTATGGCTGGACTTGGAATAGCCTCTAGTATTGCTGGCGGTATTTCAGGTCTGTTTGCTGCGAGGGATATGAAGAGGATGTCTAAGCAGGTGCCTCAGTATTCAAGAAGCCAGTTCCCCGGACAGATGTTGGGTCAGGCTCAAAGAGAGTTGAACTTCAACCCATTCCAAGCTGCGCAAGCTCGGGGGATTCAGGGCAGGATGACTAATAAGATTGGTGCTGCTTCTAAAGCGGTTACAGATCCATCACAGATGCTCAATCTCATTGGCGCCTATAGCGGTGCTGCAGCTGATGAATCTCTTAATGCTGATATGGCTAACTACGCACAGAGAGGTCAGAGGCTTAACGATGTATACAATGCTCAGATGGCCAACTACCGTGAAGATCAGAACGTATACGACAACTCAATGACTGCATTCAACTCAAAGGCAAACTTGCTCAATGCTGCAAATCAGACCAGATCAAATGCTCTTTCAAGTATTGGTGGAAGTCTGTTGGGTGGTTCTCAGGTCTTTAAAGGATTTGGCAACAAATAAAAGATGGCTCAAGAAACAAGAATAGCTCCTATTGAATTTGATCGCACGCCAACTCAGGTGATGTTGAATATTGCTGAGCAACAACAGCAGGATGCATTAAAGCGCCAGCAGGTTGAGTTTGAAAGGGCTAAGTACATGCGTTCTCTTCAAGACGAAGAGATGAAGCGTAGGTATGAAAACGCTCAGAACTTTAATTCAATACTACAGAATAGTAACTGGTCTAAAGAGACCAGAGATATGTATTTAAAGCAGTTGCTAGAAACTGGATCAAGAGCAAAGGATATCGAATCATTTGATTTCAGATCAAAGCTTGGTCAGGATATCGCCAAGATATCCCAGTATGATAAGATGGTCAAGGATGTATACGCCAAGGCTGACCAGTATGTAAATAGCTTGCCTGCAGAACGCAAGGCTGGATTTTCTCCAGAGGTATTCAAGAATAGATTTATACAGTCTGCACTTACCAAAGATGGTAGGTTTAAAACTACCGAAGAGATGCAGGCCGACTACGATGACAACCTAGCTGAGAATGTTTATCAGAAGAACCTGAAGGATCTGTATGATGTGTCTGCTGGTTATAAGCAGGTATCAGAATTAATTAAGGCGCCTGATAATAGTGATGTTGATCTCGGAGGTAAGACTGTAAAGTTTAACCCTGAGCTACAGGTTCTTGATGCAAAGAGTAAAGAGGTTAAGTTAAGGACAGACCCATTTGGATACATCGATAATAATGTTTATAAAAAGTTTACAGCATTCCCTGCTGTAGATGCAATGTATACAAGAAAGGCTGAGGAGTTTATCAATAACTACAATGGCGCCACTAAAGAACAAAGGCTTGCACTGTTAAGAACTAATCCATCTATAGATAAGAATGGCGATGGCATTCCTGATGAGGTCGAGAAGTTAGACATAGATCTTATTAAAAAGGGATTCATGACTCAAGATCTTAAAAGGGAATTGCCGGATATTATTAATAGACCAAAGAGTGGTGTTACTATTAATGTTGGGAACAGCGGGCCGGGTCTTGAGAAGGGTAGGATTCCTGCATTTAAGACTCTGGTTTCTACGCTTGAAGGTGGTGAAGATCCAATGTCTTCTACAAAGATAGATAACAATATTAAGAATGCTATCCTGACTATTGCAGATGAAAATAGTGTAATGAGGGCGGCTGGTAAAAAGCTGTCACCATCAATGATTACTGTTAAGAAATCTGGAGATGGATCTGTTGGAATCTACATGAAAGGTTCTGGCAAACTTATCACATCACTTTCAGAACAGAGTTTTGACATGAGAGTTAACGAAGCTCTTAGTGGTAAGGCTGTTAGCGCAGCAGGTGCTCAAGGCAATCCAAGCCCAACTGGACTTACATACAAGGGTATTGGTCCAGACGGTAAGCCGATTTTCGAATAACATAAACTATCATAATGCCAGATTTTATACTTGACGACAAGAAGAGATCAGAGCTTGACAGCAACATCAAATCGATGTTAAGTATGGGTGCGTCTCAACAAGACGTGATGAAATACGCTGATGATTTCGGCAAGATGTTTGGTAAAAAAAAAGACGTTTCTGGTCCGGCTTCTCAGTCTTCATACTTACCTTCTCCGTTCGCTTCGGAGACTCCTCAGCAAAAGACCCAGAGGCATAGCAATACAGCTAAGTCTGACGCTAAAGGCTTACTAGATAATTACGAGTCTGGCCTTAATCAAGCCTTCCAGAAAAGAGACCAGTTCGGTATGGTTGACATGTTTGGTGTTAATCAATTTGAGCAGTCCCGTGAAGGTAAGGCTGGTAAAATCGTTAAGCAATTCCAAGAGACTGGCACTGCAAAGAAGGAAGATATAAAGTATCTTAATCAAGTGGCGCCAAAGGCTGCTACACAAATTGTATTTGCAGGAACTCCACAGGATATAAAGAACAAGATCCAAAAGACTGGTAAAGTTGACGATGCTGATATAGAGTCGTTTGATGTCAACCATAAGTCTATTGTTGGTGATGCAATACTAGAGAACACTGCAAAGTTCTACAGAGATCAGAATCAAAAGCAGATTGCTACACTTAATACAATACCCGGATTTAATCAACAGCTAGCATCTGATCCAACATATCTGGATGGTTTCTATAAAAACCTAAATGCACAGAAGGCAAAAGAGCTAAGCGCACTCAATTCAAAATACCCATTAAGAACTGTACCGTCCGGTGTGGCATCTGTACAATATCGTGAGAATGATAACGAATACAAGGCTGCACTAAAATCTATTAATGATAGATACTCCAAGGCATATGATGCTATTGGTCGTGTTGCTGCATCAAAGGTTTCTGGCGCAGATAAAGATCCACTTGAGGTCGGTATGGCTTATCTCAAGTATGCTGACCAAGAAAGGTATTCATTGGCTAAACAGGCTGGAAGATCTTCTGCAGATAGGGATATAGCGGACCTAGGCAGTCAGATACAGATAGCCAACGCACCTGATCTTGCATCTATTAGGAAGGCTAAAGATACATCAGAAACTCTCGATAATAGATTTCCTGACAAGGTAATAGCGGATACTAGAAGAAGGTTAGGAGCTGAGTTGTATAAGGACGATAACTGGTTTGCTAATCTGAAGCCATCTGTAGAAAGATTAGATAAAGCTGCAGAACAATTGCCTCAGGCAAATAGAGAAGCATACTACAAGTATGTGAGACCGATGGAGCAGAGGATGCTAGGAACAGAGATCCCTCAATCTGGCGCCTTAAACCAGCTTATTTCGGGGGTAATGTCTACCGTTGAAGGGACAAATAATTTTTTGTCAAGACTGATAGGCCAAAGAACAGAAGCAGATGTTGCAAGGGCAGCTCTTGATTCTCCAACAAGAACAAGGTTTGAAGCTGTCGGTGCGGGTCCACAGAAAGCTAGGCTTGATGAATTGAATAATAAGGTTAAAGCTGGTAAGCAATTGACAGCTCAGGAAATGGCTGAGAAGTCTGACCTTGAAACATATACAGACGTAAGGTCTACACCTCAAGAAATAATCGATGGTTCCCTTAATCTTGCCGGACAGGTTCTGTTTCAGGCATTAGGAACTAAGGGTGTTGCTTCTGGTTTAGGAGCAGCTACAAAGGCTGCTGGTTTTCTAAAGAATGCAACCACAGCGGCAATGACTGCAGAAGATATTATTGCGGCAAATGCAGTCAATTCTGGCATAACCATGCCACAGATTATGAATGCGGCAGGAGCCATGGTAGCGTATTCTAGCTCATATGATCAGGCGGAACAAGAGGGGATGCAACTGTATCCTAACGATCCTATGAAGAGAAAGCTATATGCAAAATCTGTAGCTGGTCTCAATGCACTAACTGAAAGAATATTCAAAGACGAGAAAGTTCTTGATGCATTCAGGAGAGAGGTAAGTCCAAGCGTGGGCGCTCTGGTAAATCAGATTGCTTCTGGTAGTTTAAAGAGGGAGGCGCTTCAGCCTACTATTAAGAATATCGTAAAGGATGGACTGAAGATTGTTGGTTTGTCTCAGATAGAAAACCTTAAGGAAACAACTGAAGAGGTGGCAACCAGTATAGGAACAGATCTAACAAAGATGATCTTGTCCCCAGAAAAGTTTGATCCAAATCAAATGGCGGACAATGTAGCATCTACAGCTACGACAATGTTTACTGATGGTCAGCTTGTTGCACTGTTTGCCGGAACTGGTGCGTTTAGGGCCAATAAGGTTGGTGTTAATATGCTGTCTAAGTTAGGTACCGATAAGGCGTTTACTGCTGATGTAAAGAGTGTTATTAATGCTCAGGTTATGTCAGGCGAATTAACAAGCGAACAGGGTAGGGAGAAGATGGATGTGGTTAACGCCATTGAATCTGTAAATAGGGTCGACATGCCAAAGGTTAAGGCTGTCGCAGACTTATCTGATAACGCTAGCAAGAAGTATTCAATCGCATTGGCTAACGAGAAGCTGTTAAAGAAGAAGCTTTTATCTAGCGAAGACGAGGCTCTTAAGACTAAGATACAAGAAGACATCAAGTCAAGCGAAGAGTTTAGGAAGAGTATACTTGACAAGAAGATATTTATTGATGACAACTTTAATGTAGTTGCAGAAGGCAACAATCAAAGCAAAGTCCAAGGTACAGGAGCCGATAGCAATATCGGCAGCCAAGGGACAGTAGCTGGTAAGAGGTTGTTTAATGACCCTAACCCAGAGGCCGCAGTAATTGAGAATGAGTTTAAGGCATCTAAAGGTATTAACACCCCAGAGCCAGCAAAGATTACAAGGCTTGACGAAGAGAAGTCTAAGAGAATAGCAGACGCATATGACCAGCTTATTGACAGCCCAGACGATCCTGAAGTTCAGGCCGCATATAAGGCTATGGCTGATGAGACTATGGAGCAGTTTAATGCTATTGCAAAGTCTGGAGTAAAGGTGGAGATATGGACTGGTAAAGGTGAGCCTTACAAAAACTCAGAGGAGATGATCAAGGATGTGCGTGACAATAAGCACATGTACATCTTCTCAACAGAAGAAGGATTTGGAGATACACCAATAACAGATACACAAAGGCAGCAGAACGCTCTTCTTACAGACAGTGGTGTAAAGGATGTAAATGGTAAGCCACTGTTGATTAACGATATCTTCAGGTTTGTTCATGACTATTTTGGCCATACAAGGTTAGGTAATTCATTTGGCGCCATCGGAGAAGAGAATGCATGGAATGTACATGCAAGGATGTATTCTCCATTAGCCAGAAGAGCAATGACCACAGAGACAAGGGGCCAAAACTCTTGGGTAAACTTCAACAAGTCATTCCGTAATCCTGATGGTACAATGAAGAAGAAGGGTGACGAAGGATATGTTCCTCCGGCACAGAGACCTTTCGCTGACCAGAAGATGGCTTTATTACCAGAAGAGTTCTCTAATATAGAGGATTCTTATTCTTTAACGAGAGTTGATAAAGACAAGGTATCACAGAACATAGATCAGATTAAGAATAGTGAAGGAGAGGCTGGAGTTACAATGAACATCGATGGTAGTGTATATACTGGAGGTGGCCTTGTAGTACCTGCAGCTTCAATTAATACCACTACAGAAGAGATCACGCCAGAGATGGTAGATCAGTTTGTAGAGGATAATCGTGACAAGATTGAGGGCAACCAGTTTAAGATTGGTCTGTATAAGTTTCCCGGCAGCAACCGTGTTTCCATAGATCTTAATATTATTACTCCAAAAGAGAACAGAGATGTTGCTGTGAAGTTTGCAGGAATGGCTGGCCAAGAATCTATCTACGATCTTGACACCAATGAAAACATAAAGACTGGATCTACTGGCGACAACCCAACCAAGTTTAATAACAGGCAGTTCAGAGAGATTGCAAATGCATTGGCCAATAATAGGATGCCAAATGTATTTGGCAAAGGTACAGATGTGGTGACCAGAACTTTGGCAGAGTCAATTGATATGGCTTCAAGGGCTTTGAAGAGGGCTGGCATTAAGTTTAAGATTGTTGACTCAGCAACTGATACTGAAGGGGCTAGGGCTGCTAGGGGTAATCAAGGTCTTTTTATTGCAGCAGATGGAACAATTATCATAGACAAGTCTAAGCTTGCTAACGACATCGAGGCTGGACTGGTTGTGTGGCACGAGGCTGCACATCCTGTGATGAACATCATAAGGAACACCGACAAGAAGTTGTACGATGCGGTAGTTCGGGGGCTTAATGGAGCAGCTAAAACCAATGACGGAGTATTCGGTGCTCTTGACTGGGCCAAAGAAAACTACTCAAGAGAGAAGTTATCTCAAATGTATGGACGTGAGGTTTCTGAAGAAGAGGCCGCAGAGGTTCAGAATGACGAAGCTATTGTAGAAACAATAGGTAGAATTAACTCTGGATTAATTGATGTATCCAAGCTGGATACTGGATTGCGCCAGAAGCTTATTGATTTTGTGAACAGTATTGCTAAATTTTTTGGCATTGACCCTATCCTAAACGACACAGATCTTGCAGCATTCAAAAAGACTGTCAGCCAAGTTGCTGATGCGTTGAAGACTGGTAGAGATATCGCTGAAGTTGTTGGTGAAAGTAATGTAAAAAGATTTGAAGCATCGACTGAACAATCTAGGATAAGCAATGATGAGAATCCAGTATTCTTTGAGAATATTAAGAACTTTGCAAACCAATCAAGCTTTGCAAACAAAGTTGATTTTAAAGACGCTGTTCAGGCTAAGCTTAAAAGTTTTATCCCGGAACTTAAAAAGAAGTATGGTAAGGGATTTGACCCAACTGTTTATAACGATAGTACCAAAAAGTATCTTTCTGATGTATTAACAAAAGAGGCTGCTAATGCTATATCTGCCCACCCAGAAGCTATAGGATGGTATGATGAAAAGACACAGTCTGCTCTTGCTGCAATTAGTGCTATACATCCGGAGATAGAGACAGATCAGGAAGCTAGGGGAGCATTCATTTTACCTCTGGCTGTGATGTCAAATGGTAATAAAGTAGACAAGAACTTTGAGCTTGCTGAGAAGCAGTATCAGATATTTAAGGATACAAAAAGGTTTGATCCAAACGGAGACTTTGGTGCTCAACAGGTTGGTATTAAAAAGTCACTTAAGCTTATTAATGGCCTATTAGATAATGGCGTAACGATGGCTGAGATAAATCAGTTCTTGACATCTAAGCATCGTGCTGGCGATCTCAAGTATCGTAAGCCTGATGGAAAGTTGGGTGATCTAGTTAGTGGAGAGTTGGCTAATGAGGATGTCTATGGAGCTGTAATACTTGGCCCAAAGATTGGAAATGGATTCTATATGAATCTGTGGGGTGAGTTTGGGCAGCTTACTATGGACCGCTGGTTCATGCGTACATGGGGCCGCCTTACTGGGACTTTGATTGAACGTGATAAGGATCTGATATCTAACGGTAAAAAGAGAATAGCATCTTCAATACAAGATATAAAGTCTGACAAAGAGGCTTCTAAGATATTAAAGTCCGTAATTGGTTCTGTATCTGGCAGGTCTGTATCGGACATTGCAAATGCAATTGAGAAAGCTTCTGCTAAAAAAGATGTAAGAAATTTATTATCTTCGAATCAGAAAACAGATGAGCTTCGTAAGGCTGGTAATGGTCTGGCTAAACTGTTGAGGGGAGAGAAGGAAGCGCCATCTAGCGGAGAGGAAAGGAAGTTTATCAGGGATGTATTCTCTGATGTGCAGAGAAGGTTAAGCGAAGAGAACGGTGTTGATATCACAATGGCAGATCTTCAAGCTGTAATGTGGTATCCAGAAAAGATACTGTATGAATCCTTCAAAGAGGGAGAGTCTTTTGAAGATGCTTCCGAAGGATATACTGAAGATTCTGCACCAGATTATTTTAACGCAGCAAAGAAACTTGCTAAAAAATTAGGAGTAACAGATGAAGAAATTAATCAAGCCGTATCAGGCAGACGAGCAAATACTTCCGGAGGTACAAGAGTCGGAGATTCCCTTGCTGGCGAAACAGTTGGCAGAAATGATCAAGAAGTCCTCGGTAAAATCAGACAACTCAAAGGCGGAGCAGCAGAGCTCAGTAAAAAATCAAGAGCGCAAGCCTCTGTAGGCAACCGCAACCTCGCACCTAACGGCAAACCATCCAACCTTAATGACAAACAATACGAACAGGTAAGAACGCCTGAGTTTAAGAATTGGTTTGGCGATTGGGAGAATGATCCTGCCAATGCATCTAAGGTTGTCGATGAGAATGGAGAGCCGTTGGTTGTTTATCATGGAGGAACATTAAATCCTGAAGACAGAGGTAAGGATACATATACAGGAGACTATGGACTATATTTTACTTCTAGTCAAAGCAGAGCAAAGTCCTACACAAAATCTTCAAGCAAAGACTATAGAGATAAGTCTAAGGTTTTTGATGCTTATCTAAATATAAGAAATCCACTACCAAAAAACATATGGTCAAAGTGGAAGTATGGTGCTGATAGAATATCACAAAAAGAGTTTCAATCACTTGAAGAAAATGCGGCTGATGGTATCATAGATAAGGGCATGCTTGGTATGAAATACACTAGCCAGTATGTCGTATTAGATATGGGTCAAATCAAATCCGCAACAGATAACTCTGGCGCATTCAGCACTACAGATAACAGGATACAGGCTTCGGTAGGAAACCGTTCAGAAGAAGACCTTCGTGCTCCGGGTAAAGGCAAAGAAAGGAACAGGGCTTTGTCATCTAAGTTTGGTGATCTCGATCCCGAGACTCAGGCTAAGATTCAAGACGATGCTGTTACATATTTCCAGCGTCCCAACAAGCAGACATCAGAGGCTGTCAACGAGTTCTTGGATGGACTCAATATAGTGGATGCTGCTGACTATGTTCTAGGCAATCCAGATATTCCAGAAGTTTCCAAGGTTTGGATGGCTGCAGAGGTAGCTAAAAGACTTGGCACTCAGATGTCAGCAGAGACAGATCCTGCAATCAAGGAAGCTCTGGCCGATAAGCAAGCTGCCATATACAATGAGTTCGCAAAGAAAGCTACAGACTTAGGTCAGGCGGTTCAGGCATTCATAGCATTTAAGAAAGATCCTAATGCAGTTGAGTTCTTCCTGCCAAAGATACTTAGAGAACTTAAGAAGAAGGGAGTTGAGAATATTAGTGAGGTGCAGAAGGGAGAGATCGTTGGTATGTTGAAGGATGTTAACAATGCAAGCGAAGGTTTACCAAAAGACAAGGCAATTATTAAGCTGTCTCACTACTTGGCTGGCATTGCGCCAATGAAACCAATGGACGTATTGCAAGCCTTGTGGTATGCAAAGATCCTGTCTGGTGTTACAACACAGTCAACCAACTTCTTTGCCAACATATTTAATACTGCGTTCGAATTACCAGCGGTAGCCTTCAGGATTGCCATGTTGAATGGTTCTCCTATGTCTATGATTGCTGGCGTAAAAGGATTCGGTTCGGGGGTTGCCAAAGGAGCTATAACAGCGGCAGACATCATGAAGTCTGGCGTTAGGTCTAAAGAGTCAGACAAATACTTCTCTGAGAGTCCACTAGAGTATTTCACTTGGAGTAAGTGGCTAGGTAAGAAAGGTCAGGTTCTGGATAAGATACCACCATTAAACTTTGGCGCATGGAAGTATGTAGGTAGAATGCTTGCCGCTACTGACGCACTGTTCTCTACGGCTAACCAAGAAGCTATTGCTAACATGCTAGCCTATGCTGAAGCTGCTGGCACTCCTGCTGGAAATAATTTCAAGAAGGCCAATCAAATGCTTGGCAACACAAAGGAGAATATATCCAACGCCAGAAGTCAGGCTACTGCCGAAGGGTTTAAGCCGGGTACTTTGCAGCACAAGAGAAGGGTAATTGAGATAGTTGCACAGGGTAGAAAAGGAACAGCCGAGGCTGATGCTATTGGTAAGAGGATCACAATGAACTACGATCCAGAGGGTTGGACTAAACCACTGTTTGATGCAACTGTTGCGTTGCAACAGAAGTTCCCAGCCATTAAGATGGTAGTCCCATTCGCTAGGATCGTTGCTAACCTTACAGAGAACTCTCTTAATTATAGTCCTTTTGGATTGATAAAGGCTGCTACTGGATTAAGGAATCCATTTAATGATAGATCTAATAAGCTTACCACAGAAGAGCGTATCGACATGTTCAACAAGTTTGCTATTGGGATGACAGCTCTGTCGATTCTTGCAAGCAAGGTTGGTGAGGATGACGATGATTGGTTTGAAATTACTGCTGGCGGATCTACTGATATTCAGAAAAGATATGAACTTCAGAAAGGCAAATGGAGGCCGTATACCATAACACTCAAAGACGGTACTAAGATATCGTATAAAGACTGGCCAATCGCAGGTATTCTTGCTGGCGTTGGTCATATAAGAGACGCCAAGAAGTACAGCTTTGATGATAACACGCAGCTTCCGCTATATGCATACGGTTTCTTCTTGAATATGTATGACAAGTCCTTGCTGTCTGGACTCCAAGATTTCTTTGGAATGTTTGACGTTCAGGCTGGTCGTGGGAAGTATGCCCCAGACTCAAAGATGTCTCAAAGAATGGAGAAGTATGTTGCACAGCAGGTTAAGTCTGTAGCTGTATCCAATCTCGCACAGCAGACTGGTAGATTATATAGTGAGCTTGTTACTGGCGATCCACAGCGTGATGCTAAAACTTTCATGGAGGTTATATACAGAGACCTTCCAATGTTTAACGATCGCATCAGGCCAATCATTGATGTGTTTGGCGAGGAGGTTAAGTATAACACTACAGAGAGATTGACTCCTGTTTCAAATCCTGAAGGAGACAAGATGATCAAGTGGCTTAACGAGAACAAGTTCTTTGTTGGAGTGCCTAAGAAGATGAACATCATAATGGAGGATGGTACCGAGAGGCCAATGAATGATCAGGAATATTATGAGTATAGGAAGCTTGCTGGTCAGGAATCCAAGAAGATGATCCAAGAATTTATGGATGGTATCAAAGAGGATGATAGGATGATAAGTGAGTCTATGTTTGATGCTGCACTTGAGACTGCTAGGTCTATAGCATATGTACAGATACTTGAGAAATACGGATTCAAATGAACAAGGCAGGAACAGATCTGGTGAAATCTTTCGAAGGTCTCAGGCTTGAGGCTTATCGGTGCAGCTCAAATAAGGAAACTATTGGCTACGGCAATACCTTCTATGAAGATGGAACTAAAGTAAAGATGGGAGATAAGATCACTGTCGATCGTGCAGTCAAGTTGCTAGAGTTTATACTGGATAAATTTGAAGATAGTGTTAATCGCCTAGTAACCAGCAAGTTAAATGAAAATCAAATGTCAGCGCTGGTAAGCTTCGCATACAACTGCGGTGTAAACAACCTTAAGTCATCTACGCTTCTGAAGAAAGTTAATGCCAACCCAGACGATCCAACTATTGCAGACGAGTTTAAGAAGTGGACCAGAGCCAATGGCAAGATACTGACTGGACTTGTCAAGAGAAGGAACGCAGAATCCACCCTGTATTTTACTAAGCTTAATAATTAACCTTAAATATTTTTGCAATGAGAAAGTTCTTTTCAGACCTATTCAATGACAGTAATTCAATCAATGAGAAGAATGTCATTGGAGTATGGGCATTCTTCGTGATGGTAGTTTACTCATTTGTTGACGTAGCTACCGGAGCTTTTGGTAAAGACCTCGCTATCAATGAGAGAATATATACATCCTTCGAGACTATTGTCTTGGGGGCATTCATCATATCTGCAGGAGAGAAGATAACTAAGATAATCAATGGCAAGTAGATACACAGAAACATTAAGTCCGCCCACACCAGAACCAAAATCTGTTGCCAGTGCTGTCGCTAAAATGAGACAGTACATGAGCAAGGCGGATGAGTTCAACTCTATTGTAGATAAGGCAAAGTCTAAGGGTGCTGATATTACTATGGCCGCAGATCCAAGAAGTTTTGTTTCAAACAAGATGGTAGCAGAAGCTAGAGAGAGAAGTAAGAAAGGTAAGGCTGGTGGAATCCCTGTTATAGGCGACCCTCTAAATCAGAATACCTGTGCTGCTGGTGTTTGTACAATAGCTGCTAATGCCGGAGTGAGCTTTGATAAGATGGCTGGAACTCTGCACACTGGTCTGGCAACAGATGAGAAGGGGAGGAAGATACCTCAGTATAACCCACTGTTTGCGGCACAGCTAAGTAAGTCTGGGTATACTGAATTGAAGCCAGACGAGAAGCCTATGCCCGGTGATTTGGTGCAGTACTTTGAGGCTAATGATACTGGCGCCATGAACCCATATCATCTTGAGTTTGTGACAGGCGACAAGGGTGGTGGGAGATACGAGACTTTTAATAACTACGGTTTGTTTAATGAAGGTAAAGGCGAGTCAGAAGTGGTAGATGCTAGAGGAACCAATGCCAACCAAAGGGGCAGGGTTAGTACGATGAACAGATTCTACAGGCTAACACCAGAGGCTGCAAGAGCTGCAGCTGGTGAGGAGAACTCTAAGTATATAGAGCAGGCTAACATATTAAGAAACGAGCTTGGGTCTATTAGGCAGAGTGGATTGGATGGGGAAAGTCAGGACACGTTTGCCGTAATATTTGGCGGACTAAAGAATAAGCAACCTAAGGAAAAGGTTTTAAAGAATGCCCTGCATTTTGCAAAGAATAAAGAATATGTCAAAGCAGTAATAAACGAATTATATGCGGAAGGGAACTGAGTCAGTAAAGGTAACCTTCGGAAAGAGAAGGAGAGGTAAGGCCCAGAAAAGAAGGGGTCCAAAAGATAAAAAGATTTCTAAATACAGAGGGCAAGGATGAAACTATCAGAACACTTAGACTTATCAGAAGTAGTACGCAGTGAATCAGCAAAGAGGAATGGCATCAGCAATATGCCAACCCCAGAGCACATTGCCAACTTCAAACTATTGGCGGAGAAAGTATTTGAACCAATCCGTAATCACTTCAGATGCCCAATACACATCTCATCAGGATACAGGAGCAAAGAGTTAAACTCAGCAATCGGTGGTTCCGCCACAAGTCAGCACTGTTCGGGGGAAGCCATCGACATCGACATGGACGGATCTCCAAACGGAGTGAGCAACGCTGATGTGTTCAATCATATTAAAGATAACTTGGCATTTGACCAGCTTATCTGGGAGTTCGGGAGTGATAACAACCCAGACTGGGTTCATGTATCCTATGAGTCTTCAGGCAAACAACGCAAACAAATTCTTAAAGCTAAGAGGGTGAACGGTAAAACTGTATACACCCCATATGAATAATATAACTAGCTTCATCGGATCTCTGTTGGTTATGGCGATCGCCATAGTCATCTTCTTTATGCTCATGGAAAAGGAAATGCCGCAGTCTAATAGGGAGCTGCTGATTGCATTTGTATCTGTACTCTTTGGCGCAATGGCCACATCAATCAAGAAAATAACTGGTGACGATGGCAAATAGAATCATTGCAGTAATAGGTGCTATCTGTCTATTGGGATTTACTATCTACATGTACACTCGCACCCCCGAACCAATCCAGCCTGAGATCAGATCGATCGACAGTACCTTTATGAAGGCTGACTCTAGTATGCTCGTCAGGATCAAGAGGGTAGAACGCAGGGTGAAATCTCTGGAGAATGGAAAGTAAAAAGTTCCTATCAGAGAACTGGTCAGTCATCGTTGGTGTACTGACCGTTTCGTTTGTAGCTGGGGGAGTCCTGTCTGAGTTTAGATTAATGAGGGCAGAGATTGAGGAGCTAAAGAAAGATACATCTATAAAGCTGCAACAGATACAAGACAAGGACGATAGGAAGAAAGACTGGCTTGAGGAGCAGGAGCAAAGGATAGATGATCTGGAGGAGTGGAAGAGCTATGTAGAGGGATCAAAGATTCTCGACAAGTAGCTTTATCTGCAGCAGAAGATCTACTATCTTGACAGCTCTATCGGTCAAGCAATAGACAACGTGTTCGCCATCTACTTTCCTAATCAGGCCGTCCCTTTCAAGTTCCTTTAGACTTTTGGTCAGCATATTACCACTGACACCCGGCATAAGCTGCTTAATCTTGTTAAATCTGGCAGGCTTATCTCTCAGTATCATCAGGATAATAGGTTTCCATTTGCCGCCTATCTTCTTCCTTTGCAACTCTAGTATTTTTGGATCGATCTTTCTGATGCCAGAAATTAACCAAACATGCGTCCTTATTGTATACAGAAACTAAAAACAAGTTAGATTAAACTAACCTAAACAATGTCCATAGCCGCTCGGATATCTCTCTATTATAGATATTTGGTACATAACAATTAGCTATGGCAATCAAAAAAACCACCACCAAACTTCCAGTTGGAAGGTCAGTACGTGTTGAGTCGGGCGATGTTTTTATTATCCAGAAAGACATACCAATGTCTGGATTCAGGTCTATAGGCGCAAGCCTGAGGTATCCATTCTCTGAGATGGCAGCGGGAGAGTCCTTCGAAATGAAGTCTTCAAAGACCGAGATTAGAAGGGCAGTATCCAGAGCCAGTGCTGCCTGTGTAAGCTATGTTAAAAAGAATAACAAGGCTGCTAAGTTTACAGTTAGAAGAACTGGTCCTGATACACTCCGTGTCTGGAGGGTTAAATGACTAGATCGTCTATGACGATTCCGTGTTCGCTCAGTATGTCATAGATCCTGTCGTAGATCAGATCGAGAGAGTCGTATGGTGTGAAGTTCTTATCCTCATCCAAAGCTTTCTCGATCTTTATTTGCATACCTTTCTTGGCGTTATGTATTATCTCCCAAAGAGCCAGTGCCAAGTCAAGAGATTTCACGCAACGCATGTGCGCAAGGCGATCATCTAAGTCGTTGAGATCAAACTCTAAAACTCCTTTCATAGTAGTCGTTTATAAATTTAATTTTCCAATCTCCTGTATGCCCATCTTCATCGAGAGCATACATAATAGCTTCGGCAATATGATTCCTTTCTATTGCTTTTGCTTTATTAACTATGTCTATTATATCCTCATGCTGTTTAAATGCCCTTTCATCGTCATAAGAAATATAATTAACTAATTGTTCAAATAACCATTCTACTGCCGTTTGTTGTGCCATAGTTTATTTGTTATAGGTTTCGTTATAATATTCTTCGTTACTAAAGTGAGGGAGAGTGGGATGATTGATGGGCATCTCCTGACCATCAGCAAAGGCTTTTTTTATCTGCTCTTTCTCCATTGCTTTGGCTTGTCTTATTAAATCACCATAAAGCATTCTTGCATTTTCTCCTAATACTTCAAATACCAACCATTCAACTGCCGTTTGTTGTGCCATAGTTTATTTGTTGTATGGTGATTTATTCAGAATCTTTGATTTAACACCTTTAAAAAATGCATCATTGAACTGATAGCTTTCAATTTCAAGAGCATTATCTATTGCTTCCTGCATATCGCCACTGTGTTCTGTGACGTTATACATCATCCATTTTGCTAAAGTTTCCACTGCTGTTAGAGAATTATACAATCCATCTTTAGCATCTGCTTCCATGATTTCTTTTAGCATTTTCTTTTGTTCATTCTTTTCCATCGACTATATTTTTTAATTGGTTCCAAATGCTTTCAGAATTTTCACCCCAGTAATGGTCGCACTTGTCATCTTTGATCGGGGGGTTGAGAAAGTAGGACTGTCTATAGCTAGGTTCTGCGGTGAACCTGTAGCATGATTCTTTTGCTGGGCATCCTTCACCCGAGCACATTGTTATGTCCGGCATCATTAATTAGTTTAGACCAAGCTGGATTGTAACTGTCCAGTGGTATTTGTTTTTTACGTTTGGGTTTACTAGTAAGGTGGTATGCTCTACAGATAGGGCACTTGTATACACGCTTAGGTTTCCTGTGTTCGCCACCCAAGCTGGTGATCTCTTTAACCCTCTTGACGGCATCTGCCTTGGTTCGGAATTTAGCTTTGTTGCATTGCATCTCTTTGATCGTTTATCCATAACTGCATTGAGTCAAGGACAGCTGTCTTATCTTCTTGGCTAAGTAACCAGAAGTCTTCTGATATGTTTACTATAGCCACGTCAAGCCTGCCGTCCTTGCTTACTGAATACCTTGCGCTTATTTCTCTCATAGTTTGTTTATAAAGTCTTCTAATTTCTTTTTAGTCTTGGAGTCCATGTGAGTTGCACACCTTAGTAGTTCGTCATAGAACAGATGATCTTTCTCCCGAGCTTCGCTCCTTCGGTCTGAAGGGATCTTCAATTCAATGGCGGTCTTCAGCCACCTCAGCTTGGTGATTACAGGTGGCATGGTCTCTCTAAATGCAACATGCTTTTGCTTTAGCAGATCCTCTGCATACATCAGTGCGTTACATATACTGGCGTGCAACAACTCAAATGACTCTGCCTGTGACTCAGTTAACTTCATTGATGATCTCATTTATTTTTGAAAGAACCTGACCGATGACAATACCAATCTGCAAGTCGTTGCCTTCTTCGATGGCTCGGGAGAGAGATACTGATATCCCTTTGAGGTCGTCTAGTATGGGGCTCTTGTCAACGAATACGTTTACATCTTGAGCTATAATGTCAACACTTACCTTGTCTGTTACTAATTTGTATTGTTCGTTATCCCTTAAGTATATATGTGTCATAAAGTATTCTTGTGGTTTCTTTTAAATCTTCCAGTGTTCCATTGTTCTCGATGATGGCGTCAAAGTCCCAGTCGTTTAGTGCGGTCTCAGATGGGTGATCATTCACTGGACCAAAGCCAGTTCTGTTGACCCTGACTATTATTCCGCCATAGTCTTTGATCTCTTGGGCTTCGTTAGGGAATCTTACGTCAGTGATAACCCACCTTGAATACTGGCTGTGGTCTGCAAACAAAGCATTGACCCAAGCCTTTTCATGGAGGTTGTTTCTAATGGCTTCGGTTCCCAGCCGCTGAAGTAACTCCCGAGCTGTCATGTTCCATCCCGGCAGAACCTTTGTCTTGAAATGCTGGTTCTCGAAGTTGTATGCATCAAAGCCTGTCAACATACTGGCGATATACTTGAGCTTGCCGGAGAACTTCTTCACCTCAAACGTTGGCATCTGCTGCCTGATGAATCTGGCAACCTCGTCCTTCCCTGACTTTGCATATCCACTGAGTCCAACTAGTTTAATCATATTGATCTGTATGTTTTAACTTCCTTTAATTCTAATCTTCCTTCATATTGTGCCAGTAGCAGAGCTGTCAGGTACTCAGCTTCGTGGTAGTCCAGTACCAGCTCTTGACCAGCGATCTCGATAGTGATATCATCACCGCTATCCAGAATACCAGCCAGATACTCTCCATCTTTTTGGTTAATGGTAGTTGTCCTGTCTCCTTTCTCGATGGTATACTCCCAGTGTATTGGTCCTTCGTCTATCTTATGTGATACGTATACTTGCATTTGGTTTGTTTTAGAAAGGGGAGGAGTTACCCTCCCCCTTAATTTAGAATGGTAAGTCGCTTGCTGCTTTTGCTTTTGGTTCGTAGTTGTCTTCAGTCAGTCTATAGTCTGGAGACTTCTCACCTTCTTTCTTGAAGCCATTAGGCCACATAGTGTAGCGTTTGTCTCCAATAGTTAGAGAGAGAATTTCTACTTGTCCTTTAGATGTGTTGATCACCTTGCGCCAAGCTGCGCCTACTGATTGGTTTGCTGTACTCATTGTACTTGTTTTTGGTTATTAAAAATTATTGTTTCCATTTCCATACATACCCATATGCAGTTAGATGTCCGGGTTTGTTATTTGCACATAGAGATATACTTGAATGGCTCTTTCCGATTGACCTAGCGGCTGCACATGCTGACTCATACTCAGCCAATAATTCTCCATCTAGAGAATACATTAGTATTCTCTTAGAGAATCTTTCTGTAAACCTTTGTCTCCCTGATATTGACTTCCCAGTATTAATTGATGATTCTATCTCATCCCACTCTGGAGTATCACCGTAGTGACAAAAAGTAATTCCCTTACTATGATATTGCTTCTTGTGTATACATGCATGTACTGCACCTCTATTTACTCCTGTAGCAAAGGATGCTTCTGATATGCTCTCAAAAGATCCAATATGATTTTTTGTACTAACATCATATGCATCTATCGCGTATGACATCTTAAGTTTAAATGACCTCGATCTTTTTCTTTTAGAATATTCTGAGTCTATTCTGCCAAACGAACCATCGCCACCAAATGTTAGGTTCACAAGATGTCCAGAATTATCTATTCTCCTACCATAAATAGATATAAAGAATTTCTCCCACTCTTTTGCATCATCTACAGACTCAAACTCTTTTACTATATCTATCGTGTATGAAGTTTTACCTACTATGTTTTTCCAAAATTTATTACGAGAAGTCTTTTCGTTCGGCCTGTACTTATCTCCTATACCTACATAAAATACTTGACCATTATCATCCCTAATATGTTGATATAAGTAGTACATACAAAAACAAAAGCCCCGTCCAGATGCGAGCTGAAACGGGGCGGATTATTACTAACCCTTAGTCGGCTCGCATTTCGCCTAAGGATTAATGCAAAGCTCAAAAGATATCTCTGCACATCTCCTTAAAACAGGGGGTGAATTATTTCTTCAGGTTTATGGTTAAGAAATAATTGAACAGGTAAGCTCCGATCTCAAGGCGTTTGTCTTCCGGATCGTAGAGAAAAGTGAATGTGGGGATGATCATGTATACATCGATCTCGCCAGCGTCAATAACTAGTTTCATGGTTTGATGATTTTATATTCCGAGGTTTAATTGCTTTTCTTTTTTCTTTTTGAATACTGTTACTACCGCATCACCGTGCCTTACACTACCTTCCGACAGCCATCCCTCTTCAAGCAGGTCGGCAATAGTCTCTTTTAGCTCCTCAATGCTTCCGCCAGTTATCATGTGTAATCCTTCGAGAGACGACTGAGGGTGGTTCGTTAGTATCCTCTTTACTAGTTCTTTCATGGTTTAATAATTTGGTTTGTAATTAGTGATTGTATTATCTCTCTGAAGTCTTCTATATCCATCGCAACTATAGTACCCTTCCTATTCTTTTTATGTAGCACTATATTCCAATTTGTATCCTTTGGCATACTATCAAGAATATCATGCATGCTTCCGAGCTTTTCTACAGCTTTGCACTGAACTGATAATGGGTCTGTGTTTGTTAGATCTATACCTTGATCATCCTTCATCTTGGATTCAAACCTTGATGTGTTACACTTTTCGAACCCTAGATCACGAAAGAACTTTACCATATCTCTTTCGAATGAATGACCTTTGACTCTTGCTGACTTTCCTTTCGTTGCCATATTCTTCCTGTTTTATGTAGCTCTTCAATCGTTGACCAGCTTACAGATTCATGAAAGACTGTAGGGTGGAACTCATTCTTTCTGTATACCTGCTGCATGTAGTATGTCTTGTTGGGTTGTATATCTTCTAGCTTTGTTGGTTCTAGAAGGTTCTCCCCCGAACTGTCCTCCACATACTCAAGCCATTGACCTCCGTTATTGAACGTCCTCCAGTTCTCCTTAAAGAGAATCTGCAAGTGAGGCGAAACCTTGGATGTCTTTGTTCGTGATCGGCTGGCCGATGAACTTCGTCTTGTCGCTGCCATCGTTTAGTTTTTCTACTGGGTGATATCTGCTGTTGTTGATATTGAATTGGAAGTAGTTGACTCCAACCTGACCTGAGTACTTAAACCTTACCTTCCATCTGTGTAGTTCAGTCTGCTTGGTCTCGAGGTTTCTGTAGACAGTCATACCATTGTCAGGTAGGTTGAACCAGTGTGACGAGTCTCCAACATCGTATCCGTTAGGGACTCTGTAGATGCCACTCTTGATCTCAGTCATCTTCTTTGGGTGCGCCACAAGAAATACATGGACACCAAAGTTTCTGGCGAACCTTGACACATCGTTCATCATGTTCTTTATCTGGTGGTGTCTAGTATCGGTCTGGTTACTCATACTCTTCTCGACAGTACTCATGTTGTCGATGACCATGATGTTCACGCCAAACCTCTTGACCATGTCTTTGGCCTTCTCAAGGATACCCTCAATAGATAGGTCGTTATCTGACAACCGATAGTACTTGAAGTGTTCGTTCATGAATGGCGTCCACTCCTCAATTTCATCACGGGTGATCCTGCTGCTGTAGTCAGACTTGAAGAAGGACTTTCCTATGCCAATCTGATACATATCAGATAATGCAAAGGCTGTGTTGGCCTCCTCGGCTGAGTAGATGAATGACTTCAGTCCGTGCATCTCCGCCAGCTTAAAGATGACGTTCTTGATGAAGGTGGACTTGCCGTGTCCCGGTATGCCAGTCACGAGAGTAACCTGACCGGGATGCCAGATGAAGTCCATACCAATGTCAAAGCCTTGAGGAGTACCCTCGTCATATAGACTGAGAACCTCATGCTTTACAGATAGTGCATCGTCAATACCTTCTACAGGAAACGGACTGGCTGAGTTGTAACACTCGACCAATCCTGCTGTTCCGCTGTTGATCAGGGTATCGTTGGCGTCCTTGTATGGGAGTTCAATGATCCAGCAGTTGGATTTGCCCAGCCTTCTGGCTAACTCGTTTCTCAGAGCTATGCCAGCCTCGTCCATGTCTGTAGCTAAGCAGATCCTCTTGCCATCAAAGATGTGGTACACCTCGTCAAGCCATTCCAGCTTCTGTGATCCTTTGCTTGCTCCGTTGGGTACAGAGATTACGTTCTTGATGCCAGCCTCGTAAAACGAGAGCGCATCCATTTCGCCTTCGACAATAACCAGTTCAGTGTCAGAATTGTCAATTGCAACGTCAATCCCGTAAGGAATAAGCTGAGCACCAGAAACCATTTTAAAATGCTTATCACTAGTCCTGTACTTGATGTTGATGAGTTCGCCATTGTAGTAGTAGTTGAAGTGAATGGTGTTTCTCTGTTCGCTAACCTGAGGCATGTATTCCAGCCCCTCTGATATCTTATATCTAATGAGAGTCTGATTGGATATCCCCCGATCTGCAAACCATTTGACTACGCCATCACTTAAGGTCTTGAGTTCTGTCATCGGCCTGAAGTATTCCTTCTTTGGCGTCTTGATAGATCCCTTCCAACCACAGTTATGGCAGTTCCATATACCTTCAGCCACATCAACGCTGAGGCAAGGATCGCTCTTATGCTTCCTGCTGTCAGAGCACTTTGGACAGACAACCTTGACGTTGCCTCTCTGTCCATCTCTGACATTAATGCCCAATGATCTGAGTTGCTGAATCATGTTTCTGTTTGTTTAGCCAGTAGTGGTTGGCGTCATCTAAATATTTGAGGAACTTGCCGGAGAATAGAGTTGATGGTCTGTTGTACTCCTTCATCTTATCGTCATCGCCCCAGCTTTCTTTCTTGTGGACGATCACACTTCTGAAGTGATCGAGTGTCAGCTTGCTGTTCTGCTTCAAGATCTTCTTGACGAGTTCGATGTTGGAGTGGAGCTGATACTTAGTACCGTTGACCTCATTGAAGTATTGCACAACCTGCTTAGCTAAATCATCGTGGGCTGTGGTTGTGACAACCTCTTCACCTTCATGCGCCAGATACCATTTGTTGGAAGGGTAGTAGTATCCATTCTCTAACTTTTCTATCAGGCCCATTTCAATCAGAGTCTTCATCGACTGACTGATAGTACCAGAACTCAGACCGAGCAACTCAGATAGGTAGATAACCCCAGTTCCCTTCATCAAGGGACGGAGTTGAGCACATGCATGGCATACCATGTACGTGACGGGCGTGAGATTTAACTTCGCCCGAACTGAGTGATCGATTACTGATATCATAGATAGTCTTCAAGTTTGATGTATGGGTTTCGCTTGGTGTGGAACTTGATGGCATTGAGACAGAGGCAGGTCTTGACGTACAGCTTGTTGACCGAGTCATCAAACTGCCTGAGCGTACCATTATCTTCTCTATTCTTACCCTCTTTGTAGTATTCCCTGAAGACGGACACCTTGTGTCGGAACGAATCGTATCCGCAGTCGATGTACTCCATGATGTCGGTGGTATCGAAGCCGTACATATCCGCCAGTCCAACAAATACCGTTCGTGCCAGCTCCTTGTTTCCTTCATACTCCTCTGAAACCTGCATTGGCTTTAGACCTTCTCTGTCCCAGACAAAGTTTGGTCTCATCACCTTTTCAATCTCATTTAGCTTTATCATTGCTTTTACATTTGTTATTTTATCACAATCTGACCTGAAACTGTTTTCTCCATGTGATCTTTCCACTCGGAAGGTTCATAATCGTTGCACCCTCTTTCTCCATCACCTGCTTGAGTCTGTTCTGGTAGAGCTGCTTGTCACTCTCGAGTGCTTTGATGTCTGAGTTCAGCTTGGTGTATGTGTATGCCCACTGCTCATGCTCATCTGATCCCTGCATGGCGATCTCATTCTCCCGAGCCTTATGCTTTTCAGAAACAAAGTCATTGAATGCCTGAGAGCTGTCAGCCTCTGGTTCAAAGTGTGATGCTATTTGCAACGCCTCATCTATCGGTGCACCACTGATAGCCTTCCTTGCCTCTGATACACGCCTATTGAAATTGATGGCGGCATCCAGTATCGCCATTTGAATCTCAGCATCTGCCTCGAACGTCACGCAACCCAGATCTCTTCCGTCCTTGAGGTAGCAGATCTCAGCGTAGTTCCATTCAGTAACAAGCATGTAGTGCTGCACTTGAAGGAGATAGCTCGGGGGTAGTCCAGCCTCATAGGAGTCAGCAGAGTAGCCGGAGATCGTCTTGATCTCCAGCACTCCTGACTTTTTCCCGTAGCTTGGATGTTTGGTTATCTTGGCATCGATGTTGGCGAAAAGAAAAGGGTACTTAGGATTCTCGATGATGGCTTTAACCTTCCTAAACTTCTTAATCTTATTGTCGGATAGGGTGTTAGTGATCCAGCCTTCTTCAGTGCCGTCATAATACTGCCAGCACTTGGCGACATAATCTTCTAATTGTTTGCCGTGAAGAATAGCCGAATTGATTTTAGTTGGTAAGTTGGACAGTCCTATAGCTTGGTAGAATAAATTAATAGCACTCTTATATTTATTCAAACCCAACAGAGTACCAGCATCTGATCCCCCGATCATGCCCCTATTTACAAAAGACTGGCGCAGGGTTTGCCATTCGGCCTCGCTGAGCTTAGCCGTTGGAGTTAGTTTCAAGTGCTTCATTTCTTAACTGATTTGGTTATTGCTTCCGCCTTAGATTGATTGATCATGGTAGTCAGCAGCTTCTTCTGTGACTCATTGAGAGAGTACTTCTTGATGGCGGACTCAACCTCTTTGATCTTGCCATCAGCAATGAACTTTACCATAGCATCGTACTTGTCTTGAGGTAGGGGAGGAAGATCAGAAGTGGGTGTGCTCGGGGGTGTAGCTCTAGTAACAGAAGGATTGTAATTAGGTGAGAATGTAACCATATTAGCTCCCTGATTAAGAACTCCAGTACCTCCAGCGAATCCATTTACACTAACGGTATTCGCATCATCATCTTCATCAGCGATGATCAGGTTAAGCAGACCAGTCAAGCTGTACCTCTTTGCATAGGATACCGCAGACCCATAGTCTTGTGCTGTAGACTTTCCGGCAACCACCGGGAAGACAGACTTGATACATTTCTCAGTATCAATATGCCATACAGTAGACTCAACATAGGGTAGACCCTCAATAACTACATTGGCCTGAGTTACAACCAGTCCAGACTTAATCAGATAGGGTTTGATGTGCTTTTGTATGTCATCGAAAGACGCATACTTAGACTTAAAGAATGGGTTGTTAGACGCCCGAACGATCGGGGGGCAAATATCTTGGAACTTGCTGAGCGATTGCAGTAATGTATTCATCGATGTATTGATTTAGAAATAGATATTCCTCAGCTTTGAGGAAAATGGTTTGCCAGTCGTAGGTAAACTTGGTTCTGTCGCCAACCCTTATAGCCTTTATAAAGTGACCGGAGCAGAGCTGTTCGTAGTTCTGTATCAACCAAATACGATAGGGATGAAGCTCATAGGACGCCCCGTTAAATGTTAAAGTATCATCTAAAAAGTTATATTTTGTCACTATATCAAAGTTCTTTAAACTATTTTAGATAGTGAATTAAACAAATGATTAGTTTTACTATGTTTTTTCAACATAAATTTGTTTAGACAATTTTTTAAATATGAAAACAGTAGGGCAGAGATTAAAAGATATAAGGCTTGATGCTAGGATGACACAAAAAGAACTGGGAAAACTTGTGGGTCTCAGTCCCGGTTCAATTGGTGCAATGGAGAATGATCTTTATACACCGAACTTTGATGTTATGCGTGTTTTAAAGAAGAGGCTAAACGCATCATATGATTATATCATAGATGGTGTTAAATCTAATAGTATTGATCTACAGAAAGAAAATGAAAGGCTAAAGAGTGAAATAGAGAGACTCACTAGAATAGTTGACAAATTACTGAAATAGCATCTCTCTTTTTTAGCTTGTTATTTCTAGACTTAGCTGCTCGACATGGCTTACAATAAATGGATCTGTTCTGACTCATGCGGTGGTCTATACCGAACTGGTCGAGCGGCTTAGTTTCCCCACAGACTTTACACTTTTTTACTTTCATGGTTTACATATTTTTCGTTATAGTATTGCTCGGCATCTCCTTCAAACATGGGGTGGAGGTCGTGCCTATAGGCATCCATGATCTGCTCTTTTTCCATTGCTTTGGCTTGTTCTAAAAACTTATCTCTCCATTCATCAGCTGTACCTGCTGATATTTCATCTCTGTTTCGCATCCAAGTGATATAGTTATATCTCTCAGCCAACCATTCAACCGCTGTTTGTTGTGCCATCGTTTAATAATTTAAAAACCCCGATCCGAAGACCGAGGGTTAGTTTTTAGTTGGTGAATATATCTTCGCAGTATTCATCTGCTGTAGGCCAGTCATCATTCAGCATCAATCCGATCATGACAAAGTCAACAGCATCTTGATACGTTTTCCTGATCATTTCCACCTCATCATCCAGCATCATTTCAATTTCCGTGATCAGCTCATCGTTGTTCATCTGCTTGGCTATATCGAGTAGCCTTCTGAGTGGAGTTTCAGTTAAACATCTTTCCATAGTAGTCATTGATTTCAGATTTGTAATACTTTTCAACGTGTCCTACGTACCGCTCAAAGGCGGTGGAATTGGTGCTGTGTCCACTGGCGAACTTGATGAACCTCTCAGGTACTTTGTTATAGATCATCGTGGTGATGGCGGTCTTCCTGAGCAAGTGAGGGTGGACCCATTCCCATAATGGCTTGGAAACAATGAACTCTTTTCCCCGAACATCTACATCTGCAACAGATACGATCTCGTGAAGGTCATCGTACATCCGGAAAAAGTCTTTCATTCCCTTATAGACAACCTCTCTGTCAGGCTGGATGGAATAGATCCGCCCGTGCCTTGTCAGGTTCTCCCGATAGATGTCGGAAAGGAACTTAGGCAGTGGCATCTCCGAGTACACACCAGTCTTCTCATTCTTTTTGCGGAGGTAGACAATATCCTTAGTCAAGATCAGATCTTTTTCTGTCAGACTCATGGCGTCTCCGATCCTCAAGGTTGTGATCAGAATGGTGGCGCTGATCTCCCACAAAAATTTCTGCTCGGGGGACAGCTTATTGTACATACGATCATCATCATTGAGAAACTTACGAACAAACTGGTGATCGAATACCACGATGGCTTTCTGATGGCTGTCCAGTCTCTGTATTTTAGGGATAGAGAAGAACAAGCGATCTGCCCAGTACTTGGTAATGATACCAGTCATGTTCATGATCTCGGATCTGCTCTTGATGGCCAGTCCACGATCGATCAGATAGTCCTCGTACTTTTTCCAGTAGTTGGCGAAATCATCAGCCACTTGTCGTTTCTTTTGGGCATCCCAGTTTGGATCGATGTGGTAGTCTCTGATATCCATTGGCTTGTAAAAGTGGGAGTACTCGTTGAGTAGGTTTGCCACGTACCTATAGATATCAATCGATGCCTTAGAGTAATGCTTCTTGCCATTAGACTTTACCTCGCCAGTTACCATGTACTTGATGTAGCGCATGAATAGATCATTGAGGATATAAGTCTCAGTCTCCGGCAGTTCGGGGGGCTTTTCTTCAAACAGCTCACGTACCTTTTTAAAGTCTCTATGTTCGAGATAAAGTTCTGTGAGTCTTATTCTTGTTCTTGACAGATCAGCATTCAGTTGGGCAACCTCTGCTGTCCTGCCCTTAAACTCGCCATTAAAGCGAAGGTGAGGGTAGATTGTGATGCCAGTTGATATCCTATAGGATTCACTCCCATCCGATATTCTTGCTTGTACAACCCGACCTCTTGCATAAAACGTAATCTTCATAATAGAGGGTTTAAATTGTTATTAGAGTGCAATATATCTAAAATAGTGACACAATTTCCACCTCATGAAGACCAGTGTGCATAACAATATTATCAGGCTTTGGCGAATGGTTTTGCTCATTTCAGCACACCAAATCAGCACACCTTTACGTAATTAGTTGATTTTCAATTACTATCTACTTAACATAATATACGGTGCGTGCCGTTGGGTATTGCAAAGTAGTTGATTCTATTGACTTTGCAAAGTTATCCTCAGAATTATCATCACACTTTTACACTACCATAACAGACCTCATCATCGTTAAAATTTTCTCTGTGCTGAGTAGTTCTGATGAGTCAACAATGCGTTTACAGAGGTGATCATAAAGATCGGCATAATCATCGATATCTCGATATCTATTTGGATGATCTTTGAGGTGGTGAATAATTGTCGTATGGTGAAGGTTCAGTAAACCCCCGATCTGAGTGATAGTTCGGGAGTGATACCTTCTCATGACGTTAACAATGGCGCACTTGATGTTGATGATCTCCCGTCTGCGAGATCTTGTGTAGGTAATGTCAAGACCAGTAAAATCTTTTGCCAGTTCAACAAGTTCTTTAAATTTTTGATCCATTTTTATTTTTTAAAAGGTCAATAACTAAGTCGCACATTTCTTCATTAATCCTTCTCAGGGACTCTATAGTTATCCTTCGTTCTTGTACGGACATTGAGTCTAACTTCGAGAGAGCATCGTTTATCTGTCTGAATATTTGCATTACTTCCTTGTTCATATAGTTTTAGTTTTTCTTCAGGGTATCCGAGTTGTCGGTGGATATGAATCATCCATTCATTGAAGGTCATTAGTAATAAATTTTAACGTAATCTCCGACCACTTCAAAGGTGATCCGAAGGTTCTCGAAATAGAGACATCTACCCATGTACTGCTGGGTATAGAAACCGATCTTGGGTTCTTCATCTCTTTGGCAGATGAGTTGCAGTTCCCCCGATGGTTCGGGAGAACTGAACCCATCCAGTCCCCAAGAGAATGACACTCCATCTTCGATTCTACTCATAATCTGTCGAAACTTTGTCATTCAATACTGCTTTTGCTATGTTAATAATCTCATCAGCCAGTTCAGTCTCAGCCAGTAATCCTGACTGACCCTCCTCAAAGTGAAGGATTTCTACCGACCTAAATCTTGCTGACAATTTATGGATGTCGTAATGTTCTCCATCCATGTCTGCGTCAACGAAGATCTCTATGTCTTCGCCATTGACTGGGTATTCAAATCGTACTTTCATAAGTTTACTTCTATGGTTTTGAGGTAGCCGTTTCCTTTGTTGAGGATGGCTTCTTCCCGTGAATTGAATGCTTCGCTGGTTACGATCTTGCCTGCCCATCTTTTTACGTTCACGTAGATGGTGTTGACAAGGTCGTTCTTGGATCTGTACTTGCTGGCGTAATTCCCTTTACGATTCCAAGTCAGTTTCTTGCCATCTACCTCTCCAACGTAGCAGTTGAGTTCCTTTACGAACGTGAGGTTCTTTACTGGTCTTCCTTCTCTTGTGTGCATGGTTTTGTATGTTCGGATATTCCCCCGAACTGGGTTAAAAGTTGCCTTACCTTTTCCCCTAATTCCATATTGTTAGGGGTGTCTAAGATTAGTTGTACTGGGACAGCGATATAGTCCATGATTAAATTTTAGCACCCATCCGAGGATTCGAACCTCGACCTCTGCCTTTGGACGGCATTATTCTACCATTAAAATAGACGGGGAGGATAGCGTCCTATCCTATATGCGATCGGATATAGTTAGTACCGATTTGGCTTTTTTATATGCGATGGGGTATAGTATTGCACTATTGACAAGAATAATCTGAATTGCATATAAATATTTACCATAATGTGCGACATAATGCACAGTAACACAAATTATGTTAGTGTGCAGATTTTAGTTTATTTAATGGGTAAATTGTATATCACAATTCTTCGAAAATGAATGACAAATGTCAAGTTTTTTGTGCAATTTACTGGACAAATCTGCCAGTTTCACTACCTAACTATGTCACAAATTTTTGCTGTTTTTGTGACAAAAAAACCCCTTCAACGTAGACACGTTCGGGGGTGGAAAACACACACTAAAACGAAGACATCAAAAATTCCTTTCGCCACTCATCCTTAATGCACGGCTCAATGTCTTCCCACAAATAATCTCTCATCAGTTCTTTTATCTCTCTTTCTTCCCGATCGCCTCGTTCCCAAGTACTATGGACATCCGATCTTCGGTACTCAAAGTTGTGGCTGTGGATCAGTTCGATCAGCCTACTAAATTTTTCATCTTCCATATTTCTCATGACTTTTATTTCGGTATGGTAGTCTAACATTAAGGACTGGATGTGTTCTATTTCCACCTTGGTTAACACTATCCCAAGGTCAACGCATTTACTTATCATTGTTCAACTGGTTTCATTCCATGATATTCATCTCCAGTCAACCTCTTTTTTTCTCCGTCAAAGAAGGTGACATCGTAAACGATGTTCTGACCACCCAAGTAGACTTGCTCTACCTTGGCGACCTTGCCTCTTCCGCTGTAAAATCTAACGTCAAATGTTTTGGTAATTGTCTCTCTCATTGGTGTGTGGTTTAGTGAGGAACTGGCGGTGATATCGCTTCACCTTCGGCCTTTCCTGCCAGTTCGGGGGTAATTAATCTTCCCAAGCAGTGATGATCTTCTCCCCAGTAGAATCATCCAAGTAAATAGTCCAATCTCCAATCGTTACATAGAGGGACTCATCGGATCGAATATCGATCGTGATGCCATTAATAATCATTTCCATAGTGTGTGGTTTTATAGTAATTAACTGAATATTGAAATGAACCTTTAGTGCCTTTCTTTACTTCATGTCGGGATGGAACATAGTTTCCATAGTAGTCTTTATGCCCCATTGCAGAAAGCATACAAGCCCCACATTCGATCAGATGCATAGCCTCCCTTCCGATTGACCCTTCCATCCTCCATGCCATACCCGTGTCGATTAGGTGTTGGATGTAGTCATAGCCTCGCTCAATTTGGAGTCTTTTGATTGTTTGGTAGTTCATGTGTGTGTGTTTTGATGAGGACTGCCTCGCCTAACGAGGGCGAATGATAGCGGTCTATCGGGCAGTTCGGGGGTATTATCTACTAACAAATACTCCGTTTTTTGTATACTCTACCTTGTATCCATTTTTTATCAGTTCAGCATAGTATTCAGACTTCGGCATGATATAACCATCTGCCCTTCGGAATCCGCATCTGCATTTTCCGGTGGATGTCTTCAACTTAATTGTGGACTTTTTAGTTAGTGCGTTGTCGTTCATTTTTTCAGTTTTTTGTGGTAAAGTGATGCAAAGATGATGTTCGCAAGTGCGAAGGCGGTGATGGTTGAGATGATTACCATGTTATTCCGAGGATTTGTTTTCCAATGGTGGTTACTTGGCGGTCCATGCCCATCATGTAGAGGGTAATGAATCCGATCTGAATTGTCAAGGCAAGGGTGACGATGGCGGTCATTGCTTTTAGAACTTTCATGTGTGTGTGTTTTGATGAGGAACTGAGGGCAGTATCGCTCTGCCTTATCCACTCTCTCAGTTCGGGGGATTACTTTGAAATTTCAGCATCCATTAAGTAATCGTGAATGCAGTCCAATTCAGACTTGTTTAAATCGTTGTAGTCACTTACAAGGAAGGATTCGTACATCTTGATGGCATCTGCCCATAGGTAGTCAAGTTCCCTCTCGTTTCGGTCAGGCAGTGACATTGCCATGCAGAAGACCCCGTAACTATTCATGTAGCTCCTGTGCATTGCTTGGTCAAAATCGGTTGTGTCAATTTTATACATTTTTGTGTGGTTTTGATGAGGACTGCCTCCTGTCACGAACAGGATGCCATCAGAATGGGGGCAGTTCGGGGGATTACATATTCCCTGCTAAGACAAGACCAAAGGCAAGGACGACCAATACGATCATCAAGTAAGTAAAGTCTCTATTTTTCATGCATAAAGGTTTGGGTTATTCAATTGCATCCTCAGTAGAAAGGTGCGGTACATTTGTCTCGCCTCCCTTATTGAAATGCCATACAATTCGACATATTGGCGGACTATCTTGTCATCGATAGTGAAGGTCTTTCTGACCTTGTTTTTTCTGCTAAATACGGGTCTCATTGGTGTGTGGTTTAAATAGTTACAAATTCGGGTTCTAACTTGCTTGGCGATGGGTAGATGTAGAAGAATAAGTTCGGGAACTTCTCCTTCAATGCATTAGCCTTTTGTTCGGCATCTTTTCGTTTGTCATAAAATCCATGAGTTCCGATTTCATTGTAGTTACCTTCTTCAATTACGTGGTAGTATACTTTCATCGTGTGTGGTTTTGATTGGGAACTGAGCAGGGAATCGAACCCTGCTTACAACCATTCAGTTCGGGGACTTATTCGTTAGGATATATGGTATAATCCTCACCATCTACATTCATCTGCTCCAACTCTTGGTCATACGCAGTTCCATTGTCTACCATTTCGAGGTACTTTGCTTCTGCCTCTGCCTGAGAACTGGCTTCAATAGTCAACCATGTGGTGTACGTTCTTTGTTGTTTGATTTGATACTTCATTGTGTGTGTGTTTGGTTAAGACCACCTTGCGGTGGTTTCGGCTACTCTAAGCCTCATCAGTTAACCTTGCAGTTCGGGAATTTCAATCGTCTGCTCTTCCAACTTCGATAGTGGTAGCTTATTTGAGAATACCCAACCGAATTCATTGGACATTTTCGCCATCCATTCACGACCTTGTGGGTTATTGGCTACATACCCATCAGCGAAAGGCTTCTCAGTACGTATTGAATTGTCGTAGTATTGGACACGAACAAAAGGGGAGTTGACCATGCTTCCGGAATAGGATACTTCGTTGATCAACTTTATGCCTTCCGGTATCGTATAAATGGCGAAAAGTTCGGGGTAGTCATTGATGGAATTGAACCTCTCAAGGAATACCACATCATTGTACTTTTTGTAGCGGTTGACTACCCTTACCCATTCGCTTTGATTGTAGTCACTTTTGGAGTGGTTCAGTACTTCATCGAACGTTAACTCTCTAACTTCCATGATAGGAAGCGGTGTGGTGAATGTCAGTTTCATGTGTGTGTGATTTAGTGTGTTTCGCCATTCTGTGGCTCATCAGTTCGGGAGAAATACCCGAAGACACACTCTCATCAGTCACCCTCACGGGTACGCTTTCTGCCGAAGCAGAGACATTGGATACCCAAACGATAAATCAGATTGGGTAGCGGCTGATGGGTTACTTTCGATGTGACGTGCCTTGTCGTGGTGGATGTCAGTGCATTGATGGGATTGATTACCCATTGTTGACTCTCCGATTGTGGGTTGCCATGGGGCAGAGCCGATGTCCCGATTTCGGTTAACACATTCAGTCGATTTCACTCCAATAAACAAAGAACTTTTTTGTACTTAGAAATTTTGCACTTACACTCTACACCTCATCCGATATTTTCCCTTGCGGTGGTTTCGTTATGTGGTTGCATTTAGACTATTGCACTCAGGCAGTCGCACCATTACTTCAGAGCGGTTGTAAGCGGAAACTTCAAAGAACTAAAGTAGTGACTAACTCTCTACTTTCGAGAGTAAAATTGCAAGGAAAATATTTATCCGCAAAATGTGGACTAAGTATTGACAACGAAAAAGAGAATTTAAAATCTCTACAAATCAGTCATATCAACAACGAAAACGTTTTCGTAAGTTTTAGTAAAAAAGTTTAAAAGTACTTTCTAAAAACTCTCGATTATAGCGTGTTGAGGTGATTATTCAACCTTGATTGGTCTATAAAAAACATATGGCAGAGTGCGACAACTTCGGGGTCTTCTTCGTTCTTATACTGCATCAGAAGACGGAGGAATTCGACCTCACTTTTGCCCTCAATTTCTATTATTAATTGCTTCAAGTCTTTAAGTACTTCTGCTTTGGCGGATTCAAAATACGTGTTCATGTGGTTAGATTTGGGAGGCGGAAAATACATTACAAAATACTCCCATGATTACGTGATTTCCCGTAATGAAAGTGGGGCAGTTCGGGGGCATCAAAGCCTCTTATTAAGTAGATACCTACGTATAGCAGACAAGTACTCCCGACCAAGAGGAGCAAGAGAAAGTTTATAGTCTTGTATATGTATAAGAGAGAGGGAAGAGAGAGTATTAACCGAATTGTATAACGCCCCAACACTAATTGGATGTCCCATTCGTTTGGCATGGCGTTGAACTCCAGACTGACGGATGCCTTCGGGAAGGTATGCAATGGAGTATAGGACAAAGATATCACTGGCCGAAAGTTCTGGAAGGTCGAACCTTCGAGATACTTTGATAATGGCAGAGGGCATGAGAAAAATATACTTATTCAACTTCATGGGTCGGAAAGGATGAAAAGAAGGGGCGGCAATTGTAACATGACGTTCACCGCCACCTTGTGTGGTTTTTCAGTACTATCGTTGATGTTTTTTATCGTTTGTCTGCATCCATTTTCCCCTTCCGATTTGCATCCCTTCGGACTCATTGCATCCACTCGCATGATGCACATGATTAAGGCACAACCGATTAGCATTTTGGATACACTAATGGTGCATTAATTTTGTGTGCCGAAAACCGATTTCGGGATGCCCAAATTGACCCCCACCCGATGCGCAAATCCGACTCCGCAACCGCACGCCACACCCACCATTTATATGCATTACCCCCACAATTCATCCACACAAATCCTATTTCTCCAACCAGATCCTACCAACCACAGAACCCACGACTTTTTGAATGGGCCTGTGAGGTCATTACAGGCGATTCTAGGCGGTCTCTATGTTTAATCAGCAGAGATATTGCGGCAATAACAACCGCCATATTCTTGGTTTATTAAACCTGTAGAACAGGCAGGATTCGAACCTGCAAAGGCAGCTACAACCCTATTCACTTTGTAAGGGGAGCACATCCTACGTACCATACGCCACTGTTCTATGTCCCAAGCTTCACTTGATGCGTCCAGCAAGGAGCGGCTTGGTAATCCACCATAACTTATGCCTTTGGCTATTCGTTTGCGTGGAAACAAGACCACTGAAGTGTGCTTCGCAATCCTATTCGATACTATCTCAAGGCAATTGGAGAGGCATCGTGGTACTGTTGATGCGAAGATAAACGGCTAACTCTCGATATTATTGTTTTATGAACATCTGAGGATAACTCGTAAACGATAATAGAGAGTGAAGTAATTTCGCCATTCTGGTTCTACCTGCTAGGGTAGGGGTCCAGTCAAAACCCCAAGCTAGGTTTATCCGAGGACGGAATGTTTAAGCTGATAGCAGGAGCGACAGAGATCAGACTCTCTGACCGAAAGGTAGCTATGACCCGGGACGTGGGTTCTCAATGGTGATAGTTTTAACGAATAGGGTTACTTCCTTTTAAGCGAAGCTTTACCCGAACATGAATAACTCATGGTGATAGTTACTTATAAATACTAGTTATGAAGAATAAGTTAGGTGTTAAGAATAGCTTAGTGAATAACATTAATGCCAAGAAGAAGGCAGGAACCTCTAAGCCTAAGAGTAAGTCTACAGTAAGTAAAGAAGCCTACGACAAGATGAAGAAGGGCTGGAAGTGAAAAGGCACGTCAAGATTTACTTGGATTACTATGGCTATACTGGCGATGAGTTTATTAGCTGTGAGGTCTGTGGCTCCCGAGCTGTTGACATTCATCATATTGATTGCAGGGGTATGGGCGGCAGCAAATCTAAAGACAAGATCGAGAATTTAATGGCCCTTTGTAGATCCTGCCATCTTGAGTATGGCGACAAAAAACATTACATTGAGTTTCTTACTGATATTCACAAAAAAGTAGTACAAAAGTAGTTTGATATTCATTAACATTTATTTAGTGAATAACTCTCTATTTTAGCGGTATGATTACACTACTTCTCGTTTTGATTGGTTCTATACCAACGCCAGCAGGATACACTAGGGTTAAGACAGATGACTTTGGTACTCACATCAGGAACTACAGACTTAAAGAAGACAAGACAGTCTATTTATATAATGGACAAAAAAAGGTAAACCAGACTGCCCAGTATGCTGTACTTGACATTCCGGTTGGAATCATGGACTTGCAGCAGTGTGCTGACGCTGTCATGAGGATCAGGTCTGAGTATCTTTTCAGAAATAAATTACCGATTTGCTTCTACGATAATAACAGAAAGCCATTCCATTTTAGCGGAACAACTCTGGGTCACCTCGACAAATATCTTGAGGTAGTCTTCAGTAGGTGCAACTCCGCTAGTCTGGAGAAGCAGATGGTCAGGAAGAACATCAGGGATATGCAGATCGGTGACGTCTTGATCAAGGGTGGATTCCCGGGTCATGTAGTTATAGTCGTTGACATGGCGGTAAATGCTAAGGGAGAGAAAGTTTATATGTTAGCACAGAGCTATATGCCAGCTCAGGATATACATATTCTTAATGGCGAGAACGGTCCTTGGTATACACTGAAAGAGGGTATTATAGACACCCCAGAATACACGTTCTATTCTAATCAGCTTATGGGTTGGTGAGGATAACTAATAGTATAACTCCTCTCTATTATAGAGAATGCTAAGTAATTTAGCATTATGGTTTCTCCAACTAAGATTCTTATCAAGGTTAAGAAGCGATTTCAAGATGAGGTCGACTTCAATGGCGGTAAGATGTATATAGATCCGAGCTACCGTCCAGAGTGGAATGCATTCCCTTACGGAGAAGTCCACTCAGTTCCTTTACGCAATCCTTTTATCTCGGACGACTTCCATTGTAATGTTCAGGTTGGCGACAGGCTTTACGTCAACTATGTGGTCCTGACGGACGACTCCAATCATGTTGATGGCGACATCTGGTGTGTTGACTATTATATGGCACTGGCTGCTGTTCGGGGGGATAAAGTTATTCCTGTTGGAGAACACATATTGATTGAGCCGATAGTAGAGGAGAAGAAGAGTACGATAGAAATACCAGAGATGTCCAAGAAAATTGTGGTGAATAGGGGTAAGGTATTCTCATCCAACGATCCGGAAATTCCGAACGGTTCAACTGTAAGCTTTGAGCATGTTGGGATGTTTGAAAATGAGATTGAGGGTAAGAAGCTCTTTGTAATGTATAACTCAAACATACTCTGCATACATGAATAAGAAGGACGTAAAGTATATCAAGCAGATAGCTGATAGGCTTCCAGTGGTATTTGACCAGACTGTCTCTGGGTACTACGAGGATTATAATGAAGAGGGCGAGATGCAGGTGTTTCCAAACATAGTAAACCATCCGGTTAATCATGTTCGCAGGATGAGGAAGGCTTACGAGAGTCTGGGCATGGATGGGATTAGGACTTACTTGGAAATGATTCATAAACTTCAAATACAAAGAAATGAGAATTTTCGACAGCAAGAACTATCGGTGGTACCTGAAGATCTACGAACCGACACTGGATCTCTGGATTCTGGAATTGACTCTGAGAATACCGTACTGGATAAAACGGGAGAGTCTGGAGTTGGTAAGAGAAAGAGAAGAAAGAACAATAAGGGAGATAACTGAGTTCTTTGATGCTAGACTGCCAGACACCAAACGGAAAAAAGTTCATAAGTCACCAGCTAAGGACACAAAGGCTCCTAGAAAAAAAGGGGTATAAGTTCTTTAACATGTCATCAGACTCGTCAAAGGCTGATGTCCTGATAGCCAAGGAAGTTGAAGGAATGTTTGTACTGTGTGGAGTTGCCGAGATTAAGAGCCGTGAGATGGCTGGTAGTGTACCGCTGACTGTAGAATATCTCAGATCCAATGGCGGATATCTAATAACAAACGACAAGCTACTGTACGGATCTGATGCAAGTCAACTCTTTGGTGTACCATTTTTTATAATTGTCAACTTATTAATTGACAAAAAGATCCTGATCTGGAAAGTTACTGACGATCAGGGTCTTTATCTGTTTGACTTTGAGACTAAGAATACGTCAACGCAGATGACCTGCAATGGCGGAACGATAACCAGACCAAACTCCTTCCTGCCTGTAGACAAGGCGACTATAATTGAGTACGAAGAATACTAACAGGATAGGGGATACCGCTGAGTTCCTGTTTGATGCCAGAGCGGTACAGAGGGGTTTTGTCGTTAACAGGCCAATACATTCTGGTACTATATACGACAGGGTTATTGAAAGTGGCGGTAAGTTCTTTAAGGTTCAGATCAAGTGTCTAACTAAGAATCATCACCGTGGTGGTGTTATAGTAAATCTAGTCAGAAAGAACAATGACAGCTACCCTACAGATAAGGTTGACGTCATAGCTGTTTACCTTCTTCACAGAGATAAGTGGCACTTCTTTAAAAACACAGGAAGTAGAAGTATATATATAGGTAGGAAGGATAAACAAGAAAACTGGGACATATTCTATGAGGAGGTTTAAAATAACATACAAGCGTTTTAAGAAGGTCTGGGGATATGCAGACCTTACTAAGAACGAAATCTCCATTGATGACCGTGCCAAGGGTAAGAAACATTTAGAGATTCTGATACATGAGACCGTACACCTTCTTTGGCCAGACGCCAGCGAAGAGGAGGTTGTCAAGAAAAGCATCATCCTCACCAATACTCTGTGGCACGAAATGTACCGCAGGGTTGACGATAGAAATAATATACCACTTCAAGACGGAACAATATGAAAGAGAGATTTACAAAACTTCCAGCATACTTCTACGAGGACGGTAGGATATGGTTCCATGACCTATGGATGAACCTGTTTCAGGTAGAAGGATTTATTGAGACAGACATTGAGTACAAGTCTCCTGAAGGAGATGAGGTTACTACCAACGGGACAAAGGTGTTCTGTAAGTCTGGTATGGAGTACGATGTATATATGCCTGTAGAGGAGTTCTTGGAGTTGATGTCATAATTCACCCCCTGTTTTCCACACCCCCGAACTTGGCCCATTCTAACTTTGCTATTGCATGAAAGTGTTGTCCTACATCAAGGGGAACGATGGTTCCTCATATCATAGGGTAACCATGCCAAACCGAACTATCGATGCAGAGATCAGAGAGGTGGCAGAACTAACAGAGCCAGACTTGGCTTGGTGTGATATTCTACACTTCAGTAGGCACACAATAGTAGCTGCAAGATTTCTGGACGAACTAAAGAGGAAGCATGGTTTTAAAGTCATTCTAGACAATGATGACTGGTGGGAGGTACATCCTGACCATCCGAAGTATTATCTATGGACCAAGAGTAATACTGCACTTCAGGTCAGGTCACACATGATGTATTCTGATGCAGTCACTTGTACGCACGAGCGGATGGCTGATGCGATCAGGGTTTACAACCCTAACGTGTACGTGATACCTAACGCCTTAGATTATGGCAAGGGTCAGTTCAGGTACAAGAAACAAAAGACTAGTGATAAGGTTAGGTTGTTATACGCCAGCACTATCATGAACTATAGCAACACGGCAATCATTGCCGGGGCGATGAAAAAGCTTAAACATCTCAACATTGAGATTGTGATAGCTGGTCATCACGACAGTCCGCTCTTTGACATACTGGTTAAGAACTTAACTGCAGACGGTGAGATACCTCACAGGTTTACGAAGTGGTCTAGTCCTGATAATTATATGTCAGGATACGAGGGCGATATCGGAATACTTCCGAGTAAGCCCACAAAATTTAACAGCTATAAGAGTAACCTGAAGGTATTAGAGTATGGAGCCCTAAAGATTCCAGCAGTGGTATCCGAATGTGATCCTTACTTAGGTATGGATGTCAACTATTTCAATGGCGAAAATTCTTTTGTCGAACATGTGACTCGCTTGGTTGAAGATCCTTTATATAGGGTTAAAAGAGGGGAGGATTTATACAAATTCTGTAAGCATAATTATAACCTAGCTGACTACGCAGACCGTAGGCTATCGATATATAAAGAAGTATATGGACTACACTAAGATGGAATTTGACCCAACTGTCAAGAAATCCTTGACAACTGTATATCCTAAACTTAAGGATATCGTTGGTTCGGGGGATGACAAGATGTTGAGATATGTATTATTAATGTACGATGTCAACAGTCCACTACGTCAAAACTATCCTGAGCTTGGTAAAAGAAAACAGTTTGCTGCATCGATGGCCGGATATGATTTGGCTAAGGATGATGTAACTGCTCTGTTTGATTTTAAGATCAATGAAGAGCCATACGAGGAATTGCTAGATATGATCATCAATTACCTAAAGTACCAGAACAACTGGGTTTGGGCGATGATCGTCAGCAATGAGCAGGCATTCTTTGAATACAATAGGAGGGTAATGATGCCAGTTGAAGGTAATAGGGATAAGGATATCCTTCAGGCCATCAGCATCAAGACACAGATCATGAACTCACAAGACGAGATATATCAGCGCCTACTGAAATACTATCGAGACCTGAGCGGTGGAGACGCATCGCTTGAGGAGTCAATCACCACAAGAAAAAGGTTAAGACCGGAATCAATAGCAAATGGAGTTGTATAAAAAATGTTCGACCTGTAAAGTGACTTTTAGTATTACCGATTTTAATAAAGATCGTAGAACTAAAGATGGCCATACGCCTCAGTGTAGGTATTGTAGGATAAAGGCAAAAAAGTTACACTACGATTCAAACAGGGAGAGAATATTGGCTGACAAAAAGAAAGAGTATAAAAAAACAGCTGATAAACAGAGAGCTAGAAGCATCAAATACTACTACGATAATAAAGATTCAGTAAGGAAAAGGCAAGCTAAATACCTGAAAGAATACAGATCTAGGGATGAGAATAGAATAATTCATAATGTAAGATCGAGGGTAAGATTTGTTTGTAAGGGTATTGAGTTACCCAAGACAAAAATGAAATATCTAGGATGTACTGGTAGTGAGTTAAAGGCATACTTAGAAAGTCAGTTTATAGAAGGAATGACTTGGGATAATTATGGTACTGTTTGGCATGTTGATCATAAACTACCTCTGTCTTGGATAGATGTATATCATGAAGGAGATAGGTCGTTTGCGTTTTCATACAAGAATTTGCAGCCAATGTTTGCTGTGGATAATATTAGAAAAGGAGGAAGAAGGGCAGATGTTCAATCCAATAGATAACGGATCTACAGAAGAGATTCAGGGTCTTGTCTGTAACCTTCCGCCAGCCGGAAAGGTTTACAATGTTTTGACTGGACAGGTTGAACCAAGGCTGATACTATCAAGATCTCCCAAAGCAAAAGAACAATACTGGGAAACAGTTAAGCTCCCTAAAGATTATGTGAAGCTAAGAGAAAAGGAGACTGCCAGACAGATGGAAGATAAAGAGTTCTTCGATCCTGTACTAGAGCAGTTTAGAACTGAAGAGTGGGACAGGAGACTAAATGGAGTCTGGTTCTATAACAATGGCGTTCCAACCTATCTAACAGGCTTACACTACTTCTACTTAAACTATTGGAATCTAGATACTGGCGTACCAAAGTACAGGGATACAGACAGGAAGTACTTCTACTTCTTGCAGTACTGTATAGAAGACCCTGAGTGTTTTGGTATGGTAGAGATTACTAAACGTAGGCAGGGTAAGACATTCAGGGGTGGAGTATTCCTCTACGAATATACCTCTAGGACTAAGAATGCAAGAGCAGGTGTACAGTCCAAAACTGGCTCGGACGCCAAGGAGGTTTTTCGTAAAGCAATAATCCAACCATTTAAGAAACTACCCGACTTCTTTGTTCCGGTGTACGATCAGTCAAAGGGATTGACTCCAACATCAGAGCTTAGGTTTTTTAATACGGTAGTAAAAGGTAAGAAGGCTGCCAGCATTTTGGACGAGGATGAGCTGGAAAGTATGATCGACTGGAAGTCATCAGATGCTATATCGTATGACGGTCAGAAGTTGCAAAGATACTTAGGTGATGAGGTTGGTAAGACGGCAGAGATAAATGTGTGGGAAAGATATCTGGTGACTAGGTATTGTCACTTGGATGATGAAGGTAAGATCATAGGTAAGTGTCTTCTGACAACAACAGTCGAAGACATGGAACAGGGTGGTGCGCCTTTTAAGAAGATCTGGGATAACTCGGATCATACCAAGAAGACTGGCAAGAGGACTCCTTCAGGATTGTATAGGTACTTCTGTCCATCGGATCATACTAGGTACTACGATCAGTATGGACTGGCGGATAGAGACAAAGCTCTGGAGGAGATACTGGACGAGAGGAAGCTACTGACAAATGACCCCCGAGCTCTCAGCGCTGTGATCCGTAAGGAGCCACTAAGTTGGGAGGAGGCGTTCAGGATAGACGGATCTAAATGTCTGTACAACGCCATGAAGCTGAATGAAAGGCTTGACAGGTTAAGCTGGAAAGAGAACCTAACAACAAGGGGAAACTTTGTTTGGCAGAATGGGGAGAGAGATACCAGAGTAATCTGGGAACCAAACAGGCAAGGACGATGGGAGATTGTAAAGCTCTTTGATACTGACGAAGAAAGTAACAGGTATGTTAAAAAGGGTGAAAGCTACTACCCGAACAACAGTGGATTTGTAATGGGTGTTGACCCTATCGACCACAACCAAAC